TCTGGCATTTACAAACCCAAAATCTTTTTGACTAACTCGCCAGCGACGCCGGGGCCAAACAACACACACACAATCACCCCATACAAGAGGTACTCAATCTTCGTCATGCGCTTGTCCCCATCGCGCAGGGATCGGTCGATACTGTTGTACCGCTCTGAACAGATCGCTTCGTGTACAGCCAATTTAGTATCCACCGATTCCATAAAATTCCTTGAAGAAGCCACCCGAAGGTGGCTAATTTTTAGTTCACTGTTACGTCAGTAACTGCCTCTTCAGGCTTCTTTTCCAATTCGTCTTTCAGCATTCTGAAGAAGGCATCTCTGCCAACTTGCAACTGATCCACGTTGAATCGTGCTGAGTCCAACTTACGATCCAAGTCAGCAACATGGTTGAGCAACATCTGCTGTTGCTGTGTCATGTCTTCAAACTTGTACTCAACGCCGTCAATAGTCACAGGGGTTTTTTCGTTTTTTCCCATGATGTTTCCTTTAAAGTGCCACCAAGATCGGGTGGTGGCTTCCCGTTATGCGGATGCTGTACGCAGTGGTGTCAGGTCTTCTGTTGTCCAATAAGTTTTGGCTACCATTAAACGTAAGTGTTCTTTGTTACGAGCAAGACAAGCAGTCCATTCTTCAGCGGTCATGCCTTCGGGCTTGCCGCCGTTAATGAGGTTTACTGAGTCCATTGCGGCACTGTAGTGCTTGGCAATTTCTTCTGCTGTGGGTTGGTCAATAGTTTCAGACATTTTTAGGCTCCTTTAAGTTGAGATTTGAGGCTGTCTACCTCGGCTTTTAACTCTTTAATGGCGTTAACCATGTACCAAGTCAAGTTATCTGGGTCAACAGATAAGACACCTGTTGATTCCTGCTTTACGCAGTCTGGAAGTACGGCCTGCAACTCTTGGGCAATTACGCCAAGTTGAACGCCAGTCTTTTTGATAGCGTTGGATGCGCCAAGTTCGGTGATTTCTTCTGGTAGGCGGTACTCAAAGTTGCGTACACGGATAGAAGTGATTGCATCCAGACCGACAGTATTGTCAACAATACTTTTCTTCAGACGCTGGTCAGAAGTGGTTGACCATGACGATGAATTGTTACCTTGATAAACGCCACCACCATTAGGATTGATAAATCCTGTAGTTGCGCCTTTACCCTTACTACCAGCCGTATTGATATTTATACAATTGCTATTACTACTTGCGTCAAGTCCACTATCATAGCCAATAAGAATGTTGTTGCTTCCCGTAGTTACTGGCCCGCTGTTTTGGTTGTATCCAGCAAGTGCGCCAATACAAATGTTGTAACTACCAGTTGATAAAAATATACCAGCATAATCTCCAATGCAGGTATTGAAAGAGCCAGTTGTATTGTTTTGAGCGGCAAGATTTCCAACTGCGGTATTTACACTACCTGTAGTGTTATATCGCATAGCCTCATTACCAACAGCAGTATTTCTGTTATTTGTTGCGGTAGATAACACTCTGTTGCCAACAGCAACCAACCCACCATCGGCATTGGAGGTTAAAGCATATCCCGCCTGATAACCTACAGCAGTGTTGTTAGATGCTGTGGTGTTGGCGGCAAGTGATTGGTATCCAAAAGCTACGTTGTTTGAGCCTGAAGTTAAACTTGATGCAGATAAAAAACCAACGGATGAGTTGTAATTTCCTGTACCAGAAGCACCAGAGCCAGCAGAAGCACCAACGTGCGTATTGCCACCGCCAGAAGTAACACCATAACCAGCGGCTCTACCAATTAAAGTATTGGAATCAGAAGTATTAGCATATCCAGCAACTTGTCCCAAAAATGTGTTGTATGTTCCAATTACGTTTGTATATCCCGCCTGATAACCTACTGCTGTGTTGTTAGATGCTGTGGTGTTGTTTAATAATGCTTGTTTACCAATAGCAGTATTTTGACTGCCAGTGGTGTTGTATCCCAAAGCTCCGTAATCTGTCCCAAAATCTGCCGCACCAACCGCTATATTGTTAGTTCCAGTAGTATTAGCCCTGAGAGAATAACTGCCAACCGCAGTGTTGTTAGAGGCCGTGGTGCTAAGATTCAACGCACCATAGCCAAGTGCTGTGTTTGCATTTCCTGTACTATTTGTGTATAAAGCCCCGCTACCGATTGCCGAATTTTGTGTTCCCGTGGTGTTTGTATATCCTGCCTGATAACCTACAGCAGTGTTGTTAGAGGCTGTGGTGTTATCTTTTAATGCGCCTACACCCATTGCGGTGTTGTTAGAGCCAGTTGTATTAGATTGCAATGCGCCAGCAGTAGATTCATCGTTTCCACCAACAGCCACATTGGAGTTTCCAGTTGTGTTTGCCGACAAAGCATAAGAACCAACTGCCGTGACATGACCAGAAGAAGTTAGGTAGCCAGCCCGATAACCAACAGCAGTGTTTCTAGCTGATGTGGTAGTTGTATAGAGAGCCTGATAACCTACAGCGGTGCTTTCTGATGCTGTGGTGTTGGAGTAAAGGGCTTGACTTCCAATGGCGGTATTCAAATTTCCTGAAGTCATTGAGTACCCAGAGCGAAATCCAACGCCTACATTGTAATAACCCGTTGCACCAGATTGACCATATAAAGCCTGACGACCAAAAGCATCATTACTGTCAGTCATGTAATAAGCCGCTTGATAACCTAATGCTGATAAATAAGCATTGGTAGTAATGCTTGCACCAGCACTTGCGCCAACAACAGTATGTTGAGAGCCAGTGGTATTAGCCGCCAAAGCACTAGCACCCACCGCAGTATTGGTAGCCACAGCACCTGCACCACGGCCTACTGTTAGACCATAAATTAAACCATCAGATGCGGCTGAGTCTTTAATCAGCTTGCCTGTTGTGCTGTTAAACAGAGCAATACCGTTAGCCGTTGCAGAGGCTGGGCCAACTACATCGCCACCAAGACCCGTTGCATTGATGGTAATTGAACCAGTGCCATTGGTAATGGTTACGCCACTACCCGCAGTCAATGTTGCTTTTGTTAAAGTATTGCCAGTAGTATTGCCAATTAACAGTTGACCATTTGTATACGATGTCTGTCCAGTACCGCCATTTGCCACATTAAGCGTACCTGCAAGAGTCACAGCACCCGATGTTGCAGTGCTTGGGGTAAATCCTGTTGTACCAGCAGAGAACGAAAGAACTGGTGCAGATGTAGCGTTTGATGCCAACAATTGAACTGTTCCGCCGTTGTCTTTGTAGTACAGCTTGCCATCGGTGATGTTGATAGCCAACTCACCGTTTGCAAGGTTGGTGTTAACAGGTACAGCCGACGCAGTGGTGCTGTAGTAAAGTTGAATGGGTGTATAGCCTGCTTGTGACATTTTCTATTTCCTCAGAATGTTCCGCCAGAGATGCCCGACCACACTGGTGCGCCTGCCCCTGCCGATGTTAATACTTGTCCAGCCGTTCCTGCCGCAGTAAATGCAAATGCAGTTCCAGTTCCATAAGCCGCACCGCCAGCAGTTGCTGTAGCAGAACTATTAGTACCGCCCTGCGCAATTGCAAGCGTACCAGATGTTACTTGAGTTGCCGCAATCGCAATCGCTGTGTTGCTGGCGCTTGTAATCTGACCTTGTGCATTTACTGCAATTGTAGGTACAGATGCCGCCAATCCATAAGACCCCGACACAACCGTGGTGTTGGCAATGTTGAATGTGTACGCTGGTGACTCGCTTAAACCAGTACCTGCTGAATACACCAAAGGCGCACCAAACTGCGTAAACACAAGTGCCGTTGTGCCAACAGTAATGGGAAGCGGAGTCTGTTGTACCCATGATGTATTTGCTAGAGTCACACCTGCGGTGATTAAAAAGAAGTCACCAGCATCAATTTGGTCAACCCCTGTACCTGCGGAGTCAAAATCAGTTGCGCGAGTCAGAATGTAAGGTGTACCAGCAGAACCAGTCTGCGTGACCGTGTACACACCGTTGTTTGCTTGTGTGGCTTCGTTCTTAACCAAGATTCGATTAGTTGCTACAGCAAGCGCACCATCAACAGTCAATGCACCGTTGGCATTTGCAGTCAGCGTAGCACCAACACCAGAAGTTCCGTTGTTGTATGTATTTGCTGGAAGTGCTGTAGCAGTTGCTAAACGACAAGCGGCATGGAAGTTAATACCTGAAGCAATTGAGTCAGCGTAGTCTTTGTTGACAATATCTGTACCGCTGGCAGGTGCATTAAGAATTGTCCCAGATGTCATTGCCACAGAAGTAAACGCACCAGCCGCAGGTGTTGTTCCACCAATCGGCGTGTTGTTGATTGTTCCGCCTGTAATAGCAGGAGTGGCAATCGTAGGCGTGTTGATTGTTGCGCTGTCAATCGTCTTGTTGGTCAGCGTCTGCGTACCAGTCAGTGTGGCTACGGTTGAGTCAATAGCAATAGAGACTGGGGCAGAGCCGTTGTAGGAGGTTCCTGTCAGACCAGTGCCAATAGTCAAAGCATTAGACGCTGTAGCGGTCACAGTCACTGAAGCACCAAGGCTTACAGAGGAGCCGTTAATCGTGATTGCACTATTTGACAAAGATGCGTTGGCGATGTTTGTCAGCGTGTTGTCAGGGCCATTTATTGTCTTGTTTGTTAACGTCTGCACACCAGTCAATGTCGCAACTGTGGAATCAATTGCAATCGTTACGGGTGAAGAACCATTAAAAGAAGTACCAGACAAACCAGTACCAATGGTCAATGTGCTTGTTGTGCTTGCAGTAATTGTTCCTGAAGCACCAAGAGCAACAGTAATACCGTTGTAGGTAACCGAACTGTTAGCAAGTTGGACGTTTGTAATAGTCCCAGACAAAGCCGTTGTAGGAATCGTCGCAGAGGCGGTAAATGCGCTTGTTCCGTTACCAATAAGGTAACCAGTCAATGTGCTTGCACCAGAACCACCGTTTGCAACATTCAACACACCACCAAGCGTAACAGCACCAGAAGTGGGAGAAACAGGGGTAAAGCCAGTTGATCCTGCGCTGAAAGACGTTACACCACCAGCAAGGGAGAACTGTCTCCATGTTCCAGAGGCATAACCATCAAATGTTTGCGTGTCAGAGTTAAAACGCATCTGACCACTAGCACCAACTGGTTGCTGGGCAGAGGTTCCAGTTACGACAGTCATGGCAGAGGTGCCGGGGAACACGGGGTTATCAGCAATTAAAATTGTTGGATTACCCGACTGACCGTCACCATTTGTTACTGTGATCTGATCTGTTGTACCAGTCAGTACCCTTGGATTGATGCTAGTTCCACCGCTTGTGATAGCAAGCAGTCCCGCACCAGTCAAGTTTGCCAAGTTCAAAGGCAATCCACTTAGCGAAAGAGTTGGGTTACCAGCAACCCCATCTCCGTCAGTAATTGACAAACCTGCGTTAGAAACCGCTATAGAACGCCCTGTAATGGCTGTAGAAGACGTTTTTACCTGTATTCCAGTACCAGAGTTCACCAAGGACAATAAAGCGCCTGTAGTGCTGATGTTAAAGAGACCTTGAGAACCGCCATCAGTAATCACCAAACCATTGGTCACCCCAACATAACGGCTGTTGGGTAGCTGAGGGGTTTGGGTAACAGTCAGGTACGAATAGGTCTGCGTGGGCGAACCCGCAATTGCACCAGTCGTGGTTTGCACCGTCACGCCATTTTGGACAATAGGAACCGACTCAGTGCCTGTAATAGCACCAGCCGCTGGCAGTTGGGTAATCGTTACTTGTGCTGACATTTATGTACTCGTATTGTCTGGAGGGTTCGGAGCAATCGTATCTTTATTTCCAGTATTTGTGGGAGTCTGAGTGTTTTGCTCCGTGGAAATTTGGAACTGACTTGAACCATCGAGGTTTTGACTTCCTGTCATCAAGTAGTTGTCACCTGCGGCAACGCTGACATCAGGACGTGGAAACCGAAGGTTAATCCGCTCGGTTTTTCTTGCAGGGAGTCGATAGGGGTCAAGCTGATCTTTGCACCCTCTTTCGGCACACACCCGCAGACCGGGCGAGTTCCCGTCCGCCACCAACGTAACAAAAGGAACCTTCATCTTGCACCTATCGCATACCGCGATGGCGACCGATGTCAGACCCATTGTGTCAAGAAAGATAGCCATTATCTTGTGTACACGCTGATGTTGGGGGCAAAGTAGATTGGCGACTTATCGCGCTCTTCTGCTTCGGCTTCTGAGTAATAACGGTCAGCCATCTTCTCAAGATACTGAACGCGATCCATTGCAACCTGTGGAAGTTCGAGGCTCATGCGGTGAGCCAGCATGAACACCACAGCCTCATACCAGCGCTGTGGGACTTCTAACTCGTCTGTCAGTGCTCCAACATCCATGATTTGGCGCTGATACCAAACAGTCATCTGCACAAATGGATCACTGGGGGTAGGCCATAGGTACACCGTTGGCTGAGGAATTGTGCGATCAAACCAAAACTGGAAGGGCTGATTAGCCGTGAAGTTCTTGTTTGGCAAGTTTGTGTAGTCATCGCGGTTTAGGCGTGACATTTGAATCTCGCGGGAGTTATTACCGAAGTACAACTCACGCAAAGCCAAAGTAGTGCTGTTATAGGCACGAATGCGGTAGTAGCCCACAGATTGACCGGGGTCTATATCCGTCCACACCCACTCGTTGTCGGAAACCACAATGGTTCCCAAATCATCCAACATATTCCATGTTGCGTTGTCTGTAGAGTATTCCAACGCAATTGACCAAGTAGCTGTTCCACCACCCGCTACATAGGGCAAAAAGCCAATAGAACCAATATAAATGGGGTTTGAAGGGCCAAAATTGACCGCAATATTGCCGTTTGTAGACGTTTGTTGACAGTATGTATCAACATTCCCGTCGTACACATTTGCCACTACACCGCCTGCGGAAGTTGTATATGCACCGCTTGGACGGTTCATTGTGCGATAAAGCACGTTCAAAACGTCAATACAACCCAATGGCATGGAGTAAATGTATTGGTCTTCGTTTAAACCAATCACTTTTTTGTTGATTGCCCAATAATTGATGCCGATGTTGGCAAGGTGGGACAACAAGAAGAAAAGAGACTGCCTCGAAGACAACAACTGCTCAGAGGTCAATTCTTCGGCTAACTTACCGCACCGACGAGCACCGTGGTCTATCAGCGTCTGGACGTTGATAACGGTCGTTCCGACGGTTCCTGAGTAAGCCATATCTGTCCTTTTACCAGCCGGGGCAGTCCCACCGCTTTAGCGATGCTTTAGCGCGTGGAGCGTCCCCTTTTGAATGTTCTACAACGCCGCTCATGCGTGCGCAAAAAGAGTCTTTTCGAGCACCGCCTTTAGGTTGTGGAGCCTTTAAATTGCTCCCAGTTTCACGGTTGTATTTTGCCCTACCTTTGGCTGTTAATCCAGCACCTTTTTCAACGGACAACTTCTCACCGCGACCCACTGCAAGACTGACATTCTTTTTGCTCATTTTACTTTGGCTGTTCTGGCGGATTGCTTGAAGGCTTCAGCCGTTGGCGCACCTTTGCTACCAACTCTGCGCATTTTCTCCCCAGAGCCTTCAGCGATTCTTTCACGCTTTGCATTGATATTGTCATACAAGCCGCCTCCTTTAAACTTTTTACCCTCATCAGCCTTTGCAAACTCTTTGCCGACTTTTTGAGAGATACCAACCTTTTTGGCAAACGCAGGGTTATGTGCGACCGCTTCCATCAAACGATGTTGGGATGGTGATTTGCTTGGCATGATCAGCCGCAAAAAATAGTTACAGCCGCGCCAGCAGGCAATGTGACGTGAATATCTGTGTTAAAGCGGATGCCATTGCCGGGTATCTGCGTTGAAATCACAGCAGTATTGACTGTGATGTTTACGCGCAAGCGCTCTGTGCCACCCGAACCACCGTCACGAAAAACAATTTCGCCAGCAACGCCGCCAGAAGCTAATTGGTAGCCAGCAAGGTTTGTTGCACCTGCATAAATGGTTCCAGTTGCGTCATTGTGTTCCGAAAATACATTTGTCAATGTTGACATTTACTTCTCCAATTAGAAGCAGGGGGCGAACCCCCCACTCGTTTTTAACAAGCGCCACCGCCGCGCTTTTTGGTTGCTGGTGAAACCGTTACAGACTCTTTAGTCTTAGTCACACTCTCAGAACCCTTTGGCATGAAGTAGTCTTTTGCTTTACCAGCAAGTTCTTTCATCATACTCAAAGGATTCATTGCATCCTCAAGTTCACGGTTGTACTTACCAGTTTTATCGTAAGCACCTTTGGACAAGTCTTGTGTACTGCTTCCACCAGCATTCATACGCTTGGGCGAACCGTATTTCAGGTTGCTTTGCGTTTTGGCTTCGCGCATGGCAGTCTTGTTTTCAGCCGCATTGTTTTTCAACAAACGGCTTTCAGCAGGAGTTGCACGTCCACCAGACTTGTAAGTTCCCGACAAGCGGCTAATTGCTACTGGTGCAGGAACTGGCTTATTGCCTTGCGGCATCGCGACGGGTTTGCCTGTATTAACAGTTCCCCCCGTCGCGTAGGCTTTTTTTGAGGTTTTGCCCCCCATTTTGTAGCCACCGCCGTTACCTAAAGCAACTCCGCCAGTCTTGTAACCACCGCCGTTACCGTTCTTCACGCCGCCAGTTTTTCCACTAGATTTACCAGTGTACTCAGCAGTGTGCATCAGAGTGTCGCGGTACTTACCGCCTTGGTTTTCGGTGTTGATGATGCCGTCACCAGACACGCCGCCACCTTTTTTGTAACCACCTTGACCATTGATCACGCCACCAGTTTTAAGACCTTTGTGACCTTTGCTGGCAGGCTTGGACTCGTGAGACTTCAGTTCTTTTTCAAGACCCTTCATCTTTGACATCTCAGCCATATGCGTTTTCTTGGACTCGCCGCTTTCAGCCTTGCCACCTTTTTTCATGGTGGGCATTGGCATGGAAGGGCCAGAAGGCGTAACAGCAGGTTTTGCCATCATTGCCTTGCGACGTGAAGCCATAGAGGGCTTGCCGGGGGCGCGAACTGGAGCATTCACAGCAGGACGACCAATCAAAGCAGGCGTACCAGCCAAAGCGCCCATAGCGCCTCCGCCGTCTGCCATCTTCTTGGCTTTGGTGGTGCTACCACCCTTTTTCATCTTGACTGCGCCGCCTTTAGCGAGTTTTAACTCCACTGAAGGCTCTGTGGTCTCCATTTTGACCATTGGTTTAAATTGTCCCATGTCAACTCTCCTTTAGGCTTGAGTCACACCGAGAGCGCCAACGCGAGTTGCGTTAGGGCCGACAGCGATAGCTGGCAACAAAATTCCCATTGTTGTACGAACGATACCGTTCGATGCAGTGGCAGGGGCATATGTACCGCGAACGTCACCAGTTGTTGTGGTGGCAGTTGCAGTATCAGCGGCTACAAACGTACCAGCATCTTGTGCCAATGTGTTGTTGCTCTTAACGCTTGCAACGTATGACACGTTGAAAACGCGAACTGGAAGACCCAACACATCGGTAGTACCAACAGTAATTGCTACTGGTAAAGAACCGCTGATTGTGATGCCAGTGATTTGGAAAAACGCTTTTTTGCCTGCGACGTTAGCCACAGCAGAAGAGGTTGTTCCTGTTGCAATTACTTCGCTCATTGCTTGACCGTAGTAGTCATAGCCAGACACAGTCAGATTACGACTTGTGACAATGGTGCCAGATGCTGTAGTCAACTGAACTGCACGAGGGCAATCCAACTGCAACACGGTTACGCCACCAGCAGTAGTGATAGACCGTACTGAAGTACCAGCAGTCAGCGTGAGCGAACCAGCGGCGGCAGGGGTCTGTGTTGCGGCAATGTTATTGGTAACCAATGCTTGAGGAACAATATCCCAAACGTAGATGCGACCAAGAGGGCCAACACCAATAGACATTGGAGATGGGTCGGCAAGCGGAATGTTGCCGTTTGCAGTCATGGTAGTGCTTGCGGCAGTTACAGATTGGTTAATCGTGTAAGTACCTGTACCGCCTGCACCAGTGCCAAATGCAGTGATGTAAGTACCATCGGTCACGCTTGAACCGTCAACGTACATACCAACCACAATGGGTGAACCAGTCAATAGAGCGGTTACGGTCAACGTCGTACCAGACATTGAGCCAGTAAAAGTTGAAGTGTTAGGGCGCAGTCCCGTACCCATATAGGTTTCGGCTGGGCCTAGAAATAGGTCGTCTGAATATTGGGGCATCGTCTTCTCCTTGAAAAGTTTGACGAAACAATTAACAAAAAAAGGGGCTGGGTGTTATCCCAACCCCCTGTGGCGCTTTAGACGCCGGGTGTGCCGTAAACGGCGCGTGGATCAGTGAAGCCCACTTGGTAACGCTCTGTCGCCTTGTATCGCATAGAGTCGGTCTCGAAATCACCTTCCATAGTTTTCTCGAGTTTGCGACGCATCAGCAACTTCATGCCTTCAGGAGCATCAGTCTGAACCCACCATGCTGTAGCACTGGTCAAACGTGACAACACTGCCGCGCCTTCGTCCAAAAGACCGATAGACTTAACAGGGTTAATGTCGTTGTTGCCAGTACCTGAGCGCAGGACAGACTTCAACAGAACTTCAGCTTGGAAGACGTTGCCGGGAGCCACAATCAATTGACGTGGAACCAAGCGAATCTTCTTGCCGTTGTTGTCCACCGCTTGACGGATTTGGATCAACATCTGCTCAAGAGAAGTCTGAGACAAGTTAGCGGCAGTAGTCAGCAAGTTGCTGAATGTGCCATTCACGATGGGGTGTGAAGCGGAGTTCAATTGAACGCCGTCACCGCCGGGGTACGCGCTATTGAAAGCACGGTTCAACACGTTTGCACTCAATGTCTCCTTAGTCTCAATCAAAGACTGAGCCAAGTGACGAGCGTAAACCTGACCGATACGGATATGGTCGCCATCTTCAACCAACACTTTGGTCAACGCGAAGGCTAAACCATACACGTTGTAAACATAGCGTTGCAAGAAGAGTACACCACCCTGTTGGTAGCTGACAGGAGTACCGTCAGGCAACTGGGGAGCGGCACCAAATCCATACAGGACTGGTTCTTCGTGGTAGTTACGGGGAATACCTTCTTGCTCACGGAAAACCCGTGACCATTCATCGGTACGTTGGTCATAGACTCCATCGAAACATTCGTTGAGAATAGGTTCAACGATGCTTCTAAAGTCCGTACTGCGCATTGGAGCGGCCATTTTTTAGTCCCCCTTAGATTGCATTGATGGTTGCGACATACTGGCTACGGCTCACTTGAACCTGAACCACGGTGTATGCGTCACCCCATGCGTTATCGACACCGGGCGACAGGTTGATGATGCGAAGATCACCGACAGCGCTCGAACCCACCAAACTCGTAGAGATGGTGCATTGTGACAAGCCAGTAGTTGTAGAACCAGCGGACACGTTTGTGAAGTTTGCTTGATCACCAACTGACGTTTGTGCCAAAGAACCATCTGCCTGAATGTCGTAAACGATATTGGGGTCAGAATAGTAATAAGTCACTTGCGAACCAGTTTGATATGCAGTGTTTGCAATCCACTGGTTGCTAACAATACGACGACCTGTGAGGTCGGTGTATTCTTGACCAGCGAATGCGCCTTGGAAAGCGCTTCCAGCAGTAGCGGCAATGATGTTACCGCTAGTGTTGAGGGCTACAGGCTGACCTTTTAAAATGCCAGTGTTGTAAGCCGAAGCAATACCGTTAGAGAGTGCGACTGCACGATCCAGACCCGTGGGATGGAACGATGGGCGCAGACCGAACGGAGCGTTTGTTGAAGACATAGTCTAACTCCTTGTTTGTTAAAACATTCCTACCCAGCGAAATGCGGAGCAGGTATCGGTTTATCAATGTTGTCCATACCATCGCCTTCAATCTGTCCCAAGGGTCTACCTCGGCTATCGCGTCCAACTTGTTGCTCTGCTTGCAGTCGAATCTTGTTCGCTTCCTCAAGCGGTGCATCATGGTGAAAATGAGCCATAACTTCTTGATACAAGTCCATTGGAATTTTGTACAAGATCATCTCATTACACGCGATATAACCAGTTTGTTCTCCAGACTTGACTCGGTAGTTATCAAACCCGATCATCTCATCCGCTTTCACGGGTACATAACCTAATCTGATCCTCTTGTCAATGCTGTCATACGCATTGGTTGACGATAACCAGCAATGGTGCCAGCCCTTAACTTCAGGGACATTGGGCAACGCGCTTTGTGTCCACTCATCTTTCCACATCTTGCGACGTTCTTCAGATGATACGAACTGGTCTTCGGGTGCCTCTCGACTTCGGTCAAGACTCGCGCGACTTTCGCGTCCACCAGCAGACAAATTTTTCTTTAAACGAGAATCCATTTTCAACTCCTATAACCGTTGTTTTGACGTGCTTCTTTAGCATACCTCGCGACCATTCGCGCTCTCTTGTCGGGATCGTCCCACATTCCTGCATCTTTCATGGCTCTGACCTGATCAGGGTTCAAAGTAAAAGTATTTCTACCACCACTACTAGACGCCGCTTCGCGTCCCGAACTCGTCACTACATTACGGGGTCTCCGTTGTGTTGTTTTCTCGTTCGTGGTATTAGTATAACGGTGAGGTAGGTACTTTTGCAAGCGGTTGTCAAGTTCTTCCCAAAATTCTGGAGTTTGGGGTGAATAACCGTCTTCAGCAAGCGCCGCATCAATCGTCAAAGCGATCTTTGAGTCGGAGTCTTTGCCTTTGGGGTCATACCATTCATTGTTTGACATCCATTGATTTGCAAAGTTTTGCACGGCTGGATCAGGTGCTTGAATAGTGCGTTGTCGACGTGGTGCAGTGGCTTTTTTCTTGATGTTTTCAAGAGCCTCAGCGTTGCGTCGTGCTTCAAACCACATTTCCTGCGCATTAGTGAGCAAATCACCGTTTCCAGTGGCTGTTGCCTCTGAAATCTTCTGTTTTGCAAACAAAATGCGATTGTGTTGGTCTTCAATCGCCTTATTAAGGCGTGCTAACTCACTACCATGCGACTTTTTCTCCAAAACCGCCATGCGTTCAAGCATTTCCTGATTAACGCGCTCCAAATGTTGGATTTTGACGTTTTTCTCTTGCTCGACGTTGCGGTGGTACTCCTTGCGTGAGCGTCGTTTCTGACGTTTCTGCTCTCTAAGAGCCTCCGCTTCGGCGTCTACCTCACCACCAGCGGCTAATTCAGCGCGTCTGGCTCGTTCATCAGCTTCATCAGAGTCTTCTTGACTTGAATCCGCTTGTTCATCAGGGGATGGGATGCTATCAGGCAACTCAATCGTTGCTGAACCGTCAACTTCCTCCTGAATTGTGATGACTTCTTGCTTTTCAGCATTTTGTTGTTCGGTACTCATACGAATGCCTTCACTTCAAGGGGGTTACCAGTGATTTTGGCGATCACTTCGTGGTCATTCAGCACCATAAACTCGACGTTTTCCTCGTTATTGTGCGGAACAAACCAACGGTCGCCAGTCCATTTGGGTACGCGCAGGTAATCACCCACACCGCACCACGAGCCTTCAGGCCACGCCTCCATTGTGTCGCGCTTCTTGAACGCTAATGGGCCGATAGCCACCACTTTACCGACTGGGTTTTGCGCCCTCTCGGTATCGCGGGTTTCTTCAGGCAAGATAATCCCCGATTCTGTCATTCGTTTCTTGGCGATTCGTAACTGAACTAATACTCGTGCGCCAAGGGGCAGTGCTCCGGGGTCTACAGCAGGAAAAGCATCCTGCAAATCAGCGGCATTACCCGCTACCGTGCTATCTGTCATCGTCTTCTTCTTCCTTTAAAAGGTTGTTTAGGATGTCAAGGGCTTCTTCAAGTCCCGCATTGATACCGACTAGCCTTTGATACGCCTCGTAAGTTACGCAGTTACCTGCAATAACCGACTTAGCGATCTCAGCTTTACGCACTTCTACAGCGCCGATAAAGTCGGATAGGTACCTCATGCGTTGCTCTTGTCGACGCCTTTGTTTTGGGAGAAATTCCCGTGGTCGCTGTTTGCTTTTGGTAGTGTCGCTGTACCCTTCTCTTTTAATGTGTCGCCTGTAACCCAAGCGCCAGCCGCCATGCGGTGGTGTTGCTTGACTTGTTCGCTTTGCTCGTCTTTAGTAGTAACTGACATTTCAATCTCCTAAGTTGCGTTGTGTAACATTTTGCAGTTTGATTGCGGTCTCTTCCTGCTCCCTTTGCAGTTTGATCTCCTCGACCGTGAGGTCTGCCGTCATCATCCGTTCTTTCGTTAGGTTGTTTTCGGCGTTCATAGCGATCTTTGCTTGCAAATCTTTTGCCTTTAGCGCGATGTCTGCTTGGTCGCGTGCGGCGCGTCGTTGTGTCTCTGCCATAGAAGCCTGCAACACAGCTTGTGCTTCGCCTTCCATAGGAGGTGCTGGTGGTTTGAACTGTTGCATGACCTGACCCAACTGCTGAAGGGCTGGTAGCACGCCTTTGAAAACCTCAGCGGTATCCAACTTGACGTGGTCAGACGCAATAGCCATAGCGCGATCAATGTCAGGAGCCAACTTGCTGTCCTCATATGGGCCAAGTTTGAGATCAGTACCAGCAGTCACATAAGCATTCATCTGGCTTGTGTACCACAGCATCATGTGTTGCTTGATGTGCTCCAAAGCCTGCGGAATAAACTTCGGTGCAATCAAGTTGTTGGAACCCAGCATTGGATCAAGACCAAACGTAAGGTGAGTTTGGATGTGAGCCAAGTGATCTTGACTTGGGTATGCAAACGAGGACTTGCCCAAAGACATTGCGGCGTTTTCATCAGCGGCGTTGTGCTCCATCGGCTTGGTAGCGTTGGGTAACAACTCTTGAATGTCAGGAACCTTCAACTGCTTAAGCATTCGACTCAACACAGCTTTCTGGTCAAACATACCGGGGTTTGCGGCGGACATCTGTAACACCGCCTGCATCTGTGCCATGCGCTGTGTTTCAGAGAAAATGTGTGGATCAGAAACAGGAACAATGTCGCTGTTCTTTGCAAAGTCTTCACGACTGATAGGTAACTCAGCGACGTCGTCACCCCTGCGCATATCGTCCAAGTACCAACGATTGATGCGACCTAACACACCTAACACTCTGCGCTGGCTTTCATGCAAGCGTGCGTGAATAGCAGAGAACACCGCCGCACCTTGCTCAATCAAAGCCTGTGTAGTTCCTACTGGGCTGTTGGAAGATACATCACCAATCTTTTCCTCAGCAGTGGTGACCACGCCTTTGGCGGCTGTTGTCAACCAACCAAGCAATTGGAATAGAACGGGAGAGGGTGCATTGAACGGCATGGGCATTGCAATTTGGCGGATGTCATTGACGCCCGGCCCCGCCTCAATCTCCGTCACCTGCGTAACTTCGATGTTCTGTGATTGACCAGAAACCTTTGCACCTTTCAACTTCAGCATCGTCGCCGAGTTGTTGATGTGCGCAGTGTCCAACAAGGCGCGTAGAGCACCCGTCAAGGCGGCTGTGAGACCTCCGATGAGTTGGGGTAGCCCAATAGCGTATGCACCCCTCCAAGGGATGAATTTAAACTCAATGAGCCAATCCAATTTGGTCATTGTGTCGTCGCCCTCTTCCCAGTTACGGTACAACCCTAGAACTTTGCTCTCAAGTTCATCAATCATCAGGATGTAGGGAGCCAACTCACCCTTGGTGATTGGGTCGTCTTCAATCTCAAGGAATGTGTAGATGTGGTAAACCTTGCGCAGACCGTCTTCGTTGTCTCCGTAAGACCTACCCTCAATCTTGTCGTTAGCCTTCTCTGAGGCTGTTTGCTCAGGTTCAGACGTAGCGCGAACAAAGTCGATGTCGCGGTACAGTCCTGAATCAATACGTCTTTTAAACTCCATCCCTGTGATGTCTTGCATCTCAGTCACGCGCTGGGCAGTGTAGAAGTTCACAGCGGCATACGGTAGCATCACGTTGTCGATAGGAACAAACTCAGCGCAGGGGCGCTTCTTCTGCTCGTCGTACCACAGCTTCATGTACTGGGAACCACCTAACGGTAGCTGAGTCAGCAACTGCTCTTGCTCGTCGCGGTACTCTTGAATCTGCTCAGTCAACTGCCAATTAGTCCAATCGCGTTTGCGCTCTGCGCGTTCGGTCTTCTCCTCAGTCGCCTCGCCCATAATCTTTGTGCGGACTGGCCCGTCTGGTGGAAACAACTCCTTGATAGCACGAGCGGCAAAGTCAACGCACGCCTCAGCCATCACAGGGTGAACAACTTTGCTGGCACCCATGAACTGAGCACCGCCCGGTGAGTCATTCCCCAGACCCGTCCGCTTGAGTCCCTCTTCGTATTGTTTGTCGCGCTGTTCGCGTGCTTCCTTGTCCTTCTCAATTAGGTCAAGGTAACGCATCCCAATCTTGTCAAGGTCGTACAGGTTCATAACCTCTTCGGCAAGGTTTTCATAGAACTCTGGGTCTTGTTCAGGGTCTTTATCCTCACCTATACGAACGATGGCGGAACCGTCCTCTAGTTCTTCAACATCACTTATGTCGTCATCTACTTCTACCTCAGCACTGCCGTCTTTGTTGTTCTTGAGTCCGTCAATGAAGCGGTCAAACTCTTGGTCGATGGGCATTTGTTTTGCCATGATGATTCCTTATTGACGCGCTAATGGAAAGTTCTTATCCATGCGCTTGAGTTGGTTGCGGATGTCTTGCGCACCCTGTGAAGTACCTCGACCGCCTTCGGTAGCGTAGTCTTGGCGCATCATATACATCAAGTCTTTGTTGGGGTCAGCTTTGCCAAACTGAATGCTGGCATCTTTTCCAAGCACCTTACGAGCCACCGATTGTGCAGACAAAAACTCTTGAGGTATTTGACCCTTAGTCATTCCAAAGGGAGCGATCATCAAACCGCCATTGGCTGGGCTGTGCGTGACAATCATGTCAGGTAACTCGTTAGCCATAGCCATCACTTCTTTGTTTGTCAGTGGTCGACCACCTTGACCCCTGATCATCATTGCCGATGCATCCTTGATTTGGTTGGTAGCCATAGGAACAAAGCGATGTGCCGCCATAGCTTCTTGACCTAACTCTTGACCAGCGGTTGCAATGTCTGCACGCAATCCTTTGTTGGTTGCAAGGTTACCAGCGCGAGGGATGTTTACGCCAACCATTGGGTTCTTCTCTAACTCTTTGGCTTCATTCAAGTACACGCCTTGACCTCTAGTCTGCGAAGTCTTGCGTCCACCCATAGTGGTCATAGGTACAGCGGAACCCTCACCAATCATTTGACCTGTCACATAGTCTTGGAATGCTGGGTTCTTAAACTTAGCCAAGTCAGGTGATACAGCCTCAGTCGTCAATGTTGCTGGGGTGAACGGACGACGTGCGGCGGCGGTCACTGCGTTAAGACCACCCTCAATTGCACGAGGGGCTTTAACAGCGGCGTAGGGTGCTCCAAAGACACCAGCTAACTCAGCCAATGGGTACTCATCCTCGTTGATGATTCCCTTCTCACGCATTGAAGTCTTGATGTCGGTCGACGTACCAGACATGGGGAACTTGGCAACCTTCTCGCCTTGGGGATCGAGCACTGAGGCTGGCTTGTTCAGACTAGGGATCATGCTCTGCGCAAAGTTAACAAAGTCAGGAACTTGTCCAGCCAACACTGCACTGATGCGAAGAGATAACTCCTTAGCACCACCGGGTCTGCCTGCCTGCTCCCACTCTTTGGTAACCTGAGCCTTTAACATCTCAGACGCCTTGTCCATCGTTGGGGACGGTTGTTGGAATCGCTTGCTTGCCATCTGTGGGAACACACCAAACGCCGCGCCTTGCGCGTCAGCCATTTTTTCTAACTCTTGGGGGGTAGGTGCAGGGACTGATCCAGCTTCAGCGTAGCGCCTTGTTGTACCGCCTCCAGCGTACAGTCCGCCGTAGTTAATGTTTCCGCTGTCTGTTCGGTCAGGGGTTGTGTTGTCAGACACCTCACCGCCCATCGCCATGTTTAGTGCGCTCTTTAGGCGTTGCTCAAATGTATTCACGGTGCCTCCGTCTTTGCGTTTCATAATTTGGTCGAAGTCGTGGAAGGGTCGAGGCTCTGCTGAACCGCCGTCCTTGTAACCTTCCTTCTGCATACCGCTTAAATACTTCTCGTCAACAAACTGTCTGGGGTTGCCACGCGACATAGCCCATGCATTGATTGGGTCGTTTGGTTTGTAACCCTTTTGCTTGATGAAGTCAGGTGCGGCGCTTCTGATTGGTGCGGGTTGGAACCTCATGCCAAGATCGTCACCAGTCACCTGAACTGGAAATGCCTCATTCAAGTCTGCGCGGTGGATGATCTTGTTGTCCATAACGAACAGGTGAGGGCCAACATCAAACGTGTTTGCATTAGCCAACACTGGGTCAGTCTCGCGAGTCAAGATGCGGCTTATGTCAGAGGCATCTCTGTATTTGACGTTAGGGTTAGCCGCTTTAAACTCTTTGCTGATCATCGGCTTTTTAACACCCACACCCATCAAGGCATCGCTGATAGCGGTACGGCGCTCAAAGGTCGTAGCCGCATTGATTGCTTGGGGGTCGGTGATGTCAAAGTCATCAGAGAACAGTGGGTTGCCCTTGTCGTTCTTTGCTTGCTTGATGCGTTGATTGATTAGCTTGATCTGCTCTGGGTTAACAGTGCCAGCTTGATTTGCCGCTTGCAGTGTCTTGACGGCATCCTTGACCACCACCGTGTTGGACTTGTGTTGCTCTGGTGATCCAGCGTAGGTTGTCCAGATGGTGTTATCTGGATCGTTCTGCCTGATCTTTTTCTCAGCGGTAGATTGATTACCAAAGCCCCAAACAGTGCGAGCCTGCTTATGCGGCTGTGAATAATTCTGTAAACCCGTAAAGCCTGTACCACCCATGTTTTCAGCAAAGACTCGGGAGCGGTCAGCTTCAGTAAAGTTGAGGAACTTACCCTCAGCGCCGACGTTACCTAACGCCTCAGACATCCGCATGGTGGGAGCCTTCAGAGGGTCAGCGAAGTCAACGCCCGGCACCCCCATCCCACGCGCACGCAAAGAGGCGATCTCTGCCTTGGTCAGCTTAGTGCCAGCAGTGCCAAGTTTTGCCAGTGCGCTCAGACCACCGACCTGCATACGGATAGCGCCTTGTTTAGTTTTTATGTGGGTGCCTCCGCCCTTCTTAAAAGGGAAGTCTTCAGGCTTTCCATACTTAGGTTTTTTTGCCAGCACGAGAGGCCCAATCTGAATCACTTCATCAGCACCAACAACAGGAGCCATTGATGCGCGGTCGTAAAAAAAGCCATGACGCTCTGGGTCATAGCCAACTTGTTTCCAGTCAGGATGGTTTAAATACTTCTGCGCATTCTTAACAGCCTTCTGTTCATCCATTGGGTTCCACTCACCACGGATCACCGCAAAGGGAGCCTTCGGGCCGCCTTGCGCTACCTTGAGTGCTTTATCTGGTGCTCCGATCATAGTCGCGTTCTTTACCGAAGATGTCGAACCGTACATGGTCGGCTGGTCTTTGCGGTGGATGGAGTTCACCCACACGCCGTGGTCTTTGTAGGCGGGTATGTCTAAACGCAAGTCGGCTTGTTCACCAGCGGACATCTCACCAGTCTTGCCAAACATTGGGCGTTTGTTTTCAGTCAAGGCACGCATAGCGTCATCAGGCGTCGCAGGCTGGGGAACAAAGTCATAAGGTGCAACAGGCTTGAACTTGCGCACCAGTGAGTCATACTGGCTTGCTGTCATCTCACCTCTGGCAACCATGTTAGCGGCGTCTGTCAATTCAGGTACGCGCTTAGTGACATCCTTAAAATTCATGTCCAAGCGATTAACAGCGGGAGCGGAATCTTTAGCCCCTTTAACAAAGCTGGTCACACCTTTAGCAAGTTTTGAGTAGTCAGGCATAGTTAGACAGCATATGGGTTGACCCGCGCAGGTTGGGCATCATAGTAATCGTCGTCGTCATCATACCTTGGCTCAGGGTCGATGTCGAGCCAACCCATGTCTTTGAGCCACCTCATAGCCTGAGTTGCTGAGTCGACGTAGTCGTCATGCTGGGAATCAGGGAATGCGCATATCTGGGATAGGAACCCCTCGCACCAGTCCTTCACATAACCCTTATGCACATCAGACTCTGGGAGCCATACCCTCTTGGCAACAAAGATAGCGGCGGTGATCTGGAGTCTCTGCATCTTGTCAGCACGACCGGGGTTATATCCTCTGACCATCAAGTGTGCCTTCTGTAGTTCTTGAATGAGAGACAAACCAGCCGCCTTCTCTTCGACCAAGATCATGTCGGGGCGCTTGGCATCTCGTCCTTCACCGTAAGACACACGCCACTCATCCTGCGCTCTGTCCTTCAGCTTAGGGAAGGTTAGGTGCTCTGCCCAGCAGTCGATTAGTAGGACGGACATTGGCCCGTCCTGCGGCTTAAACACACCCCACGTTGTCATGGCGGTCGGGTCGTTGTATTCCTTGTCGGTATAGGCACAATCATAGGACTGTAGGATGTACTCGAATTTAGGGAAGGGTCGACCAGAGGGCCACATCTGGAACATATCCCTGCTGACCACCTTGCCGTCCTCGAGGTCGACAATGGCACCCATGACCTCCTGCTCGTACAGTTTCGTACCCTTGTACTGCTCTAGCTGTTTGCTGAAGGTTGCCGCAAGGTTAGCTTTGTTCTCATAGGTGCTGGCGCGGTCGATGATCACGTCGTCACCCTCACGGCTTATCAAGTCAAGGATCAAATCCTTGGGTCTGGGTGTTGTGGTCACGATCACCCGTGGTTGGTCACCCAGTCGCAGACCCATCATCATCATGTCCCACGCCTCACCAGCACCGAGGTATTGGAAGGCGGCTAACTCGTCAGCCCAACACCAGTGAAACTGTGGGCCGCGCAGACGTTCGTATGAGTCGGCACTGATACCGCGAATGCTAGAGCCGTTCACCAGCATGATCTCGTGGTCTTGCTTGTTGTACTTAGCCACCAGTTGTGGGGGGATGTTTGCCAGCAGTCCTGACTTACCCTCGAAGCAGGTGAACTTGATGTCGTTAGATGTAGGGGCTAGAACAAGCCCACGGCTATTAGGATGCGTCCAACACCACCACCATAGGGCATGACTACCAGCATGGGACTTTCCCGCTCCCCTGCCTGCAATCAAAGCCCAGACAGTCCAATCCATTTCGAGGGGCGGCGGTATCTGGTACTTGTGTGCGCTTTCCACCCACTGGGCGTGGGCTATCTTAGCAATACGGTCGTGCTCTGGGTAGGCGTTAAACTCCGCCTTGACTTCTGGGTCTTCCAGAATCTCAGCCAGCACGTTTGGTCATCTCCATGTTGCGGATGATCTCTAGGAACTTGTCAGCCGATGCATCCTCAGTCTTGATGGTTGCTCCACCCTCTACGCCCTCCACCGCCATACGGTCACCATACTTGCGAGGCTTTAGCTTGGAGGCTGTCCACTTGCGTGCATCAATGCGATTCTTCTGCCACTGAATGAACGTCTGGTCGAGGTAAACGCGACCCTTGTCATCTGTAAACTGAGGCGGCTTCTCATCGGCAATTTGAAGGATTTCATCAGCGTTAGTGTCGGCTTGATCTTCACGAGCGCGTGCGTACATCTCGCAGAAGATTGGGAAGCGAATCAACCAACGATAAATCGTCGCGCAGTGAGGTAAGTGATCATCCTTGCAGATTGACACCAATGACTCACCGTGAGCGAGTCTCCAACATACCTCTTCTGCTATCTCTTCTGTGTACTCTACAGGTCTGTGAGCAGGTAGTTTTATCTTTGGGGCTTCTACGGGCTTTTTGGACGTTACAGCACCATCTGCCTGTTTTGTGGCTTTTGAAGGCTTGGCGGGGCTTTTAGACCCCTTCTTGACGGTTTCTGGCATGACCCGTATTCCCCTGTTGATTTAGTTGCCCAGAGTTTAGCAAACCTTTTGGGTTTTCGGCAATAGGTTGTCAGTGGCTCCAATTTGCCTTGCCCCGCTAAGGTAAGCACACGCAGAGTCTTGTGTTAGCCAGCTAGTTGCGTTCTTCTGGCGTAGCCATAGCGTCCTACGGCGATACGAACTTCCACCAACACGGCTGGGGACTGATCCGTCAGGATAGCTTCATGGGCGCAACTGACGGTTTGCCCCAATTTGCCCAATCCCCATGCGTGATGGCTCCAATTACTTGGAAACCATTGTGAAACCATTAAGGTTTCTTAGCTAAACATAACTCACCAACATACGCAATTGACTTTTGTTGTTGAGCGCATTCTTCTTCTGTCAATGTGAAGTCTGGAACCCACATCCACAGCATCAAAGACGCTATCAGCATTATACCAATTACAAGTTTTTGCAACACGGTTTCTTCTGGTAGTTGTTGGCTGGGAAGGTCTTTCATCATGTCGTCAATTTCCTGTTTGTTCATGTCGTTGTGCCTTTAATTGTTTTGCTTTCATTCTTTTTTCCAATGATCTTCTGATTCCAATTGAAATGTTTTCGCGGTGCTGGTCACTCAGTCCAAACGATCCCTTCAAACCAAACATTTGAAACTGCTTGGCTGAGAACTCTGGGGCTGTCGTTACCAACTGCTGGAACACTTTCCTTCTCTCCTCAGAGGGTAGCTTGCGAATGACTCGACCAATGCTGAGTTCGCCCATGAACTCTTCAATTTGTTGTCTGTTCATTTGTTTTTCTCCTCAAGTTGCTCTACCAACATTCTTATGATCGACATAAGTTCCTCGTTTCTCAAAGCCGCTTTTTTTAATAACTCGTGTTCAAGTTCATACGCTTTGATGTAGAACTCAAGTTGTGTTTGTCTCATAATTTCGCTCCTTCAGTGTTCGCTCGATGCCCTTGGCAAAGTGTCCTAGCTGTTGTCCAGCAGAGGGATGCACGTCCTTTGACACCCTCCACTGCTTGTCGATGTCCTCAAGGGTGATACCCCTCCACTCCTTACGCTGGGTCGTCTGGGTATTCTGTTGAGTCATTGCGATCCTCCTCTGTTTCGATTGCCGTATGCTTTGCCTCCCAGTCACGCTGGATTTGGCGCTGGCGCTCTTCCTCTGCGCGTTGCTCTGGGGTCATAGTGCGGAACTGCTTGAACATCTCCGCCTCCATTTGTTCCATTAAATTGCCCATGCTGTTCATTCGTTTTTCTCCCTGATCTTGCGTTCAATAAACCAAACCAATTCGGTGAATGTCGGTGCGTCTGGCAACTCCCATGACTTGATCTCACCCCTTGTTAGTTCTGCCCACTCTGGCTCTGCTAGGGTTTCTTTGATGGCATTGATGGCATCGCGCATATCGCAGTCAATTTCATCTGCTCCCTCCAATGCCTCCAGCGCCATCTTTAATGCTTTGTCTTTGGTCATGCGGTCACCTCGCGCTGGGGCAGGTGGGCAAACTCTGTCAAGGTAACAAGGCGAACAGTCTCGCCGTCAAGCCTCCAGCCCTTAGCCCTCGCAAACCGTATCGCCTGCATGAAGGTGCAGGGGATAGTCACCTCGCGCCATGTGTTGTCGTAGTCGTTGTGGATGACGATCAGGTAGTCTTTTTTCCATGCTGTACTTTTCATCTCAGTCTCCTACATATTCGTTGGACTCAGCCACCAAACGCTGGTGGTCAATCTTGGTCTCTTCCAGCAGGCGCTGGTACTCTGCCTGTGGGACGTCATAGGTGATGTCGGCACCAGTGGCATCAAAGATGAATAGGTCATAGACCTCGGCATATTGGTCTTCCTCTGGGAGGTAGTCGTAAGCCACGGTCACGACCTCTACGGTCTCGCCGTCATCAAAAGAAACGACGTTATCGAAGTTGTGTTGGAAGTCTGTAGTTTTCATTTCGCTTTTCCTTTTCGCTGTTGATGGTTTAATTGTAGCATAAACAATTAAAGGGCTGTCAAGAACTTTTCGACCCATTTTTTGGCTTGTGCCAAGGTCTTGAAATATTCGTAAGCAGAGTCATTGCTGTTCTGCGCATAAGCGTTGTACTCAACGCCGTCGAATGTGACCTCACCGCGAACATCGCCAGAGCCGATGATGTGTGAGCCTAATTTACGAGTCCATGTTGCGTTTGTCATTTCACTGTTCCTTCGCTGTTGTAGCATCGAGATATTCGGTGCTTAGGTGTAATTGTACGTTAAACGAAGGGGCTGTCAACCCCCTCCGTAAATTATTTTTCTAGGGACTTACCCTTATCCTGTCCAGCTTCCAAAATCTTGTTGGCGGCGCTGAAAATGCGCTGGGCTGTCTTGTCGGTCACCTCTGCACCAGCCAACCAGTTTTGGATATAGCCACGGGACTCATGCAAGCCCTCCAAACCGAGCAAAGAGCACAGGATGTAGGCAACACCCTCAGCCTCGACTTCGCGCACGTCACGGGGCGTTGCTTCGCTGTCTGACAGTTGACCTTCCTTTGTGTGACCGAGCACAACGTGAGCGATCTCATGGAAACGGGTTTTGTGGGGCAATACGGCGACTGGGTTAACCGCGATTTGGTTTGACACGGCGTAGCCTTGGCAATTGCCATCAGTGTGGCTGAATGGCACCTCTGTGATGCTGAGGGTTTCCAAAGCCTTGACCTTGTCCCATGTGGGGATCACCACCTCAGCGGCGTAGTCGTCGCCCTCAGTCTGACCGAGTACAAACCAATTGTTTTTCAGGGTGAACAGTGAGAACACCTCGCCAGTCTTTTCGCCAGCCGCATCTTTTTTGCTGACAGTGACGGGCATTACCAAGGCGATAGCTTTTTGACCCTTGCTCACAGAGCGACCTAACTTTTTCCATGCGTTGAAGCTGGCGATAGGGCCAAGGGGAATCTCGCGTGCCACGCACTGGCTGTATGCCAAGAGTTGATTGCCAAGGCTGTAGCCGTGGAAAGTGCTGTAGCACTTGCTGATGATGCCGGGCTGGTTAACGGCGTCGTTGAGCAGTTGGGAGAAGTTTGCTTTTTCCATGATTCGCTTTCCTTTAGATTCGCTGTCACTGCGATGTTGCAGTGTTGTTAGTGTAACCGTAAATTAAACGAGTCAACAACTATTTTAAAAATATTTCTAAGTATTTTCCCTAAGTCTCAATCACCCACCCTGCAAACTCACCCATGCGAAAAAATTGTTTGGCATCTGTCCCCAGAATGGCTGGGTCGATGGGTATCTGCACCCCTGCTAGGCTCATCTCTTTGTTGAGCACGTCCTCTGGCTTGGCACCCTGCTGTAGCTTGAAGTGCATGGTAAGGCGCTTCAGGACGGTCGCAAAGTACCCGCCGTGATCACAAACCTTGTCCACCACTACTATCACCCCACCCTGCTTGCAATTCGCTCTCATAGAGTCGATTAAGGCTTTGCGTTTTTCTATTGGAATGAACATCATTGTCAAAAACAAAATATACACATCAGCTTTGGGTAAGTCTCCTCTGGTTACGTCTGAGTTTTCCACAACAACACAATCGCTTTTTTTGTTGTATTTCTTTTTAAGAATTGCGCACATGGGAATGCTTTTTTCAATGGCAACAATATCTGCCATGCGTTCATTTGCCAAAGGCATAAGTTTGTCAATCATGTTGCCTGTTGACGCACCAATGTCGACTATCACCCCATACTCTGGCAAATAGTTTTGGGTGATGTAGACCACCGCATCGGTGACCATGTCGTACCACGGTAATTGCTCACGCACATGAGCGTCAAATGTGTTTGCAATTTCTGGTGTATCAAATGTCCAAGAGTTCATCATTTTCTTTCGATAAGTTTTTGACTAAGTAGTTGTAGATTCCAACGACCGACTTATGCTTTCCAACATTCAAGTCAGTGTGTAGTAGTTTTTCAAAATGCTCAGAGATACCTGAGTCACCTTTTTGAAAGTTGGTGTGCTTAAAAATTTTTATGCGTTTGAACTGCTCAGGAAATGCATCGAGTATTGGTTGCTTCTGATGCGGACGATTGACCTCATCCCATGTTGTACCTTTTAACTCGTCAATCATCTCTTGCGTCATGTATGGTGCAACCCAACACTTTTTGTAAACCCTGCTAAGGTTTCTGTGGATGTGCTCTTGACCGTATGATGGATTTGAAAACAGCGTGCTTCTAAATTCATCTATTCTGTTTTTGTAGTGCATCATTCCTTTTTTGCTGATGCAGAAGTGACCGTCTGCACCCATGCCAGAAAATATCTCGCGTTCAGTGACTGCTTTGTATGCGTAGAGCATTGGCCAACCACACTCAAAGTCTGTCTTCTTCTTTGCACCGAACCGCACCAAGTCCACTAGGTCTTCTCTCAGCGAATCAATGCTTGTCGGTAGCGGTATCTGCACAAACGGTACACCGAATTCTTTTGCTGTGATCTGCGCATACTTAACATCGGTTGACGTTCTGTCATCTAAGCAAAACGAATACGCTGTGACGCGCTTACCAGCCTCTAGCAACGCGAATAGAACGCTAGATGAGTCTACCCCTGCACTGAGCAAAACAGCGGCGTCATTCTCTGGTGTTCCCGCGCTCTGAAGCAAAACCTTTTTGATGTCTATCATGCTGGTAACCTCTTTGCAATTTCGTATATCACATTGACAGTAACAGCACGACCACACCGCTCATATCGTTGCGTATCTGGAACCTCTGAGCCGTCTGCATACCAGCGCGTCCAATTATCAGGTAGCGACTGAAGCCTCTCACATTCCAACGGTGTGAATCTGCGCAACCTAGAACCCACCATCAATCCATGTCTATCCTGCGCAGTGAGAGTGAATGCTGGTTCGTTATGTTCTTTCATGCGTCGACCACGCTGGCGCTTCTTTTCTTTTGCTGGTGTTAGGACTGCTCGAACAGACTCATCTGATTCGGTGGTACTACCTCCTCCTGCTGTAGTGTTCTCAAGTTGTTCAGCTTGTCCTCGTATTTGTCCAGCAAGGTAGAAGTTGTTAGTGTCTCCCTTGTAAAGTCTGTGACAGAGTGTTCCGATAGTGAGACCACCTTCGCTCCGAACCCTCGGTTCTTGATCTTGTTCACCTCGGTGTTGTACGCTATCTTCTGCATAACTTCTTCCGACAGGAAATACTTTTGGTCTGGGGTGTCCTCTAAGATTTCCGACAATAAAGACTCGCTCCCGATTCTGTGGGACTCCGAAATTCTTGCTGTTAAGACACTCCCATTGCACGTCATACCCCAGTTCATCCAGACTTGCGACGATAACTCCAAAGGTTCTTCCTCCGTCGTGATTGAGGAGTCCCTTAACATTCTCAAGGAATAGATATGGGATTCGCTTACCAGATAGGATTCGGCAGATTTCAAAAAAGAGAGTACCTCGTGTATCTTCTGTCCCAAACCCTGTTCGTCTTCCAGCAACGCTGAAAGTTGCGCATGGAAATCCTCCAACGAGTAAATTTGCGCTGGGGATTTCATCAACGTGAATTCCTCTGATGTCTCGTCCATCTGGTTTGTGTTTGAAGTTGTGTTCATAAATGCTTGCCGCCTTTAGTGTGAATTCGTTAGCCCACACGCACTCGTGACCCGCCTTTTCTAACCCGAGGCGGAACCCACCAATGCCTGCAAATAATTCAATGAATTTCATTTTGGTTTGTCTTCCATTTTAAGTCGCTTGACCAAGTCAACTAGCACCAATGCATCATGGCTGTTGCATTCTTTGATGTATCGCTCAATCTCCGCAACAATGTAGTCGCACCCGTGATCAAACCCTTTGATGTATTCGCTCATTACTGTTTCACTCATTTGGCTCCCCTATCATTCTCTTGATTGTGAATAAGTCTTTGTGCTCTGGGTGACGTGCTATCCAAAGCCTTGCATAAAACGCGATGTAGTCGTTGCTGATCTTGAACTCTTCGCCCGTGGTCTCAAGGTAGACCTCCCACCGTATGCGATTGATGATCAGCCAATGGCTAACCTTTTTGTGTCCCTTGTTGACCACCTCAAGCGAGAATCGCTCGAAGTAGTCCCATACCCTTGGGTTAGCCTTGTGCCACTCCCAAAAGTCCCTTTTACGCTGTTCAAATGGGACTGGGGTGTAGTGCTCTAGTTTGTAGTCTTCAGCTTGCATGGCTTTCCTCAATCGTGTCTGTAACAACAAACTCACCACGATCACCGTTCCATGTGCAGTCTGGCAATGTGATCTTAAAAAACTTCACAACTTCCATGACCTCTGCTTTGGTCTTTTTGTAGTCGCAAAGTGGGGAACCTTGGTTGATCAAAATCCAGCCGCGCTCGCTGTAACTCAAATAGATTGATGGGTCTTTTTTCATGCTGTCACCTCTGGTGCGTTGATCAAACCATCTTCAATCAAACGGGCGGCTGTGCGACCGTAGGAACCTTGCAGTTCAAATGCCAGTCCTGTATTGACAAGGTACTGCCATGCTTCGAGGGCTTGCTCTTCTGACTCTGCACCGCCCTCTACAATGTTGATTGCTAATATTGCGTTCATTTCTCTTTCCTTCGCTGTTATGCCCCCGAAGGGGCGGGTTGATTAACGTGATGTGACCTTGACAGAGAACACTGCTGTGGTCTTTGTGTACTTGGCGTATGCGTCAGCGCCAAACTCTTTGATGAATGCATCTTTGTCGAACACTGTGCGGTTAGCTTCGACGTAGGTGGCTTTGAACAAAGCACCTTCGACAACCTTGGCACCGCCTGCGCTGGCGGACTCTTTGATGCCGTCTTTGATGGCGTCTGCCTGATCTGTCAGGTCTTTGATTTGAGCGAGCAATGCGCCCAATGTGTCAATGCTGTTTGTGTTGAGATCGTTTTTCATTTCGCTGTTTCCTATTCGCTGTATCGACTATGCGTTATTGCTGTGTCGATGGATGAAGTGTAACTCCAAATTAAACATGGTCAACAATTATTTTATTAGGACATACCCTAATGTTGTTCTTCTGCAACACCCAACAATTGGAGGGTATCTTTGAGCAGGTCTGCCTCGTCATAGCCCCAATGCTTAGGGAAACCCTTTGTGCCAAGCCCGTGGACGCCCGTAGCGCCTCTGTGGTGTTCTAAACATAGTGGTATGACACTCATGTGGCTAGAACGTCCCCAGCCGCCTGCTAGACGCCTTGGATGGTGTAGTTCTGCTGGGGTGCCCGGATAATTCATCCGTCTACAAACAGCACAACCTAGTTCAGCCACGGCATTCATATGCTTTTTTTCTTTGAGTGTGGTCATGCTTGTCCCCTTGCTCTAATGGCGGTAGCGCATTTGTCGGCATACGAATACCCGCGCATCTTATCCAAATCGTCACACACCTTTGCACACGCCTCACGCTCGGCTAGGACTGCGGATTTGATCTCCTGCTTCATGCGCTCCAACTCGTCCGACATATCCTGCCGATTCATTGACATCACTTTCATGGTGTCGATCATGCTTTGAATGTGGTAGTTCAGAGTTCTAATCTCGTTTTCTAAAAACTCTTCTCGTGTTGCGTAAGTGCCAAGTTTTCTTGTGCTCATACATCCTCCACGCGCTCGTATGTCATCTCAAAGATGTCAGGCTTGCATGGGTAGTGCTCACCCTTTACGCCTGTGATGATCCAATCGCAAGGGGTGACAATGTGCTCCCCTTCAAGCGTGTAAACCTTACCAAAACCTTCTTCACGATCATGCTTTTCAACTGCGGGGTGGTCGCCCATCTTGAACCATTGTGTGGCCTCAATCACCACAGGCTTCTTTCTGAATTTCATTTGTTATCTCCTCTTGCTAGGATGGCATCACGGTTGTCAATGCAAGCCGCCCATGCTGATTGCGCGATTGGGCTTGGTTCAAGCCCCGCATAAAAATCAGCGTGTTTTCTGCAAATCTCAGCACACGCCTCACGCTCGGCAGAAGCGACAAGGGCGGCAAAGCGTTCAATGATCTTGTCTTGCCAATTCAAGTCCCATGAGTCTGCAATTCCCGCCTCTCGTGCAAAGCGAATAATGTCTTCTCTGTTCATTGCTTCCCCTTTGTAAAGCCTGCACGGTTTTTTAGGTCATGGCAGGTTAGGCATCTCCACTGCGGAGCGCCCTTGCTAGTTTGCACCTGCTTATCTGCTGGTCGCAGGCGGCACACTTGGCAGGTCTTTTGTTTATCGGTCATTGCTTCATCCCCCTGACGTAGGACGCGAAAGAGGCAACGGTATCTCCGCCGTTTTTCATCTTGTCAAACACCGTGGCTATCTCTTCAAGTACCTCATTGCGTGCCATGTTTTCTTCAGCACTCAGTTGACGCTGGACAATCTGGCGCTTACGCCATCCAAGTGATTGCTCCAACTCCTCGAATGCTTCGTCTTCTTCTGTTCTCATAATGTTGCCTTCCCTTCTGCTCTGTTGTTCGCTTGTTCTGTTCGCCATATTTCCACGCGCAAAGTCGCGGCTGTGATGTCCCACTTGAGGCGCTCCTCAACAGCCACCGCTTCTTTCAATCCGTCTAGCAATGCAATCATTTCTGAGTGTGCGTAGGCTTCTCTTTCCTGCGCACCGATTGCAGTCTCACCACTTCGCTTCATCAACAAGGCTTTAAGACTTTTGCGGTAATGCTCGATGTATGTCCGCTCTGCCTTTGCCTTTGCAAACAGCGCGGCGTGTTTCAAGATGTAATCAACTGCTTTGTGTGGGTCTCTCTCTTCGCTCATCATTCGCTCCTTTTGTCGCTAAATAAAATACAAACTAAAAACACTGCCATGCATAACCAGCATAGAGCGCCAGTCAATGTAAACACCAACAACATGATGTTCCAAACTTCATCCATTACGCTCCTCTCTTTCCTCCATCATTGCTTCTGCAAAATCATACGATGCACGCGCAATATCATGCGGGAAAACACCTTCATCAGCGTTACGCAAAATTGCGTGTAAAGCCAACATTGCAAAAATGTCAATTAGTTTTGGTTCATCTTTCATGCATTAGCCTCTGTTTTAGAAAATTTAAGAGCATCCCAATTAGGTCTCTTCCAAGTTCCAAATTCAATGTAGTCAGCTTCAATTTCATGCTCAGTCAATTGATCGTTTTCAATCAAAAAACAAACACTGCCTCGATCTATAGTTCTGATTTGCACGCTGTAAGGATCGCCATATTCATCAATCTGCCAAAACAAATCATATTTATTTTTACCAAATGCAAAACCGTAGTAACCAGTTGGTTCTTCAGCTTCATTAACAAAACGAAAAGCATATGCGGTCATAGTATTTCCTCAATTTTAATTTTTAACATTCCACCGATGTCTTTTGCCCAGTAGATGCGCAAGTCAACAATCTGTGAATCATCCTCGTACACGCCAGCGTGAGCCAATCCGTCTAGCGTTGCTTTCAGCAGGTTATCCAAATCCCTGCGTCGTTTGTCTGGTCTGAATGCTTCAATCTCAACCCTAAGATGACCCTTGAAGTGCTTCACCATCTTTTGCAATGTCATCTGATCACCAACAGTCTCACGGTACTCACGCCCTCTTGCGCTGATGATCATGCGACCGTCAAAGTTACGCCAGTATGTGTTGACTGAGGGAGGCCAAGGTAGTGTGATTTCAATCATTTCCATTCGCCTTCATTTCCTCTGTTACCTTTGTTCCATTGATCCTTAACATCCGCTTCAAGTCTAGACTTGGGATGAATGTCGTTCCATCCTCTGTGATTCTTCCCATTGTGGTCACGGTAACCTTCAAGCCACTCGATTGCACCAGCACGATCTTGGATGCGCTTTGCGATGACCCACCGAACGAGACAACGGTGGCGATGTTCATCGATTCCTTGACCTTCTTTTTTCTCATTCAAAGTCTAAGTCGCCAGTTAGTTGTAAAGCCAGCGTGATCTTGTGCAGGGGGTGTTGTATCCCCTCCTTCACTTCATCCAACAGTTTCTTTGCATCAAAAAAGTTCATCAAAAATCCGTATCTTTTTCGTAGTAGTTCTGCGGTATCGGTTTCTTAGGTTTTTGATCACCCCAAGCATGGCGACTGCATAACTGCCTATCAATGCGGACTGACCACAGGTTTTGACAGCCGGGGTACGAGCAGTACCTCTTCGAGTCATCATCAAAGTCGTCGCCTTTTTTGTCTGGTTTAGCAAATGTCATTTTGAATATTTCCCATCAATAATTTTTGCAAAGTTGGTCGGGTTGATAATCCAAACCAAGTCTGGTTGCCACGTCCTACCGTTAGTCTCAAAACCTTTTGCAAGGCTTGTGTCGTTAGCTATGTAGCCAAAAAAAGAATCCCACCATGCCAAGCCGTCTGGAAGGCTGTTATAGCCGTTTGGCGAGTATTCTGATGGTTTACTAGCCTGAACCCATCTTGACTTCATGCTGGTCATCCTAGACCCTTCCCACAGCCTTGGTTGCGTTAGGTGTGGCAAATGTTTTTGATAAAGTTTCAATAACTCTTTGTGGGGACAGGGAGGGAACGCAGTTCCCGACATAGATGCGTTAGCATCTGTTGTTATGTTCTGTTCTGTATCTGTTCTGTTTCTGTTCTGTTTGGGGGGGCTTAATGGTTCTTCTTTAGAAACCTCAGCGGTTTTAGGTCTACCGCCTAATTTTCCAGACCTTTTGTTTAACTCAACCCTCACGTTGTACGAGGCAATTTCCTTGTCTGCACGCGAATTGATGTAGCCGTTAGGTGTCTTTTCAAAGAACTCATTTAGGACTGGAGCCACCACGTCGTCGTCTAACCTAATGCGGCGGGATACCAATGCCACGTCCAGTGGCAAAGGTTTCTCGCTCATGTAATACCAATCCAACAATCGTCGATACGCCAAGTCTTCGGCATCGTCCAAATGCATAGTGTGTGAGATGTAATCGCCAATGTGGAATTTGTACCAAATCATTTCGCTGTCTTTCCAAATATGTCGGGTCTGAGATCAGCCCTCTTCACTTTTCTGCCAGTATTCGCTTCGATGTCTCGAGCCAGTTCAGGGCTAGGCAGGTATCGCCCACTGATGATTAGTGATAGCCATGTTTTGCTGATGCCTAGAGTCTTGGCTAACGCGACCTTGGCACCCCTTGGTTTATCGTTAAAGTATTCGGTTAATGTCATGCGACTCCTTTTGTTAAGTTAACGTCATCTTACACCAAAAAAATATTTGTGCAAGTGGTATTGTACGATCAAGTTAAACATGGTACAGTGCGGTGTGTTTAACCTAACCGTGAACAATTATGGACAGCGAATACGAACAAGCAATGCTTGAAAGAATGCAAATGCTCGAGGACGCCCTTTTACGGGCTGAGGCGGGTATTGCTACAGGGGCTGACTGGGACATCATCCGCAGTGAATGTGGGGTGCCTAGAACGCCAACAGTGAAACTAGAGACCATTTCAATTTCAAGGAGCGAATAATGGGACTAACAGTGAAAGCATCGGGTGGAGCATCTACCTTTAAACCCGTACCGTCTGGTATGCACCTAGCACGGTGCTACCGCATCGTTGACATGGGTACGCAATCCACCACTTGGAAGGGTCAGACCAAGCAACAGCCAAAAGTTATGTTGCAGTTTGAGGTTCACAGCGAGGATGCTGACGGCAATCCGATTGTGACCGACAAGGGTGAGCCAATGTCTATCAGCAAGAACTTCACCGCCAGCCTTGGTGAGAATGCTATTCTGCGGCAGGAACTCGAAAACTGGCGTTCACGCGCATTTACGCCTGAAGAACTCAAAGGGTTTCAACTCAAAAATGTATTGGGTGTTTGGGCTATGTTGTCTGTTGTCAAAGAGCAGGGTAACGACGGCAACGAGTACACCAACATTTCTAGCATCAACCCAGTGTCCTCACAGATCAAAAAAGCTGGTCTGCCAGAGGGTCACAACGAGTTGAAGATTTTTGATTTAGAGAATCCAGACATGGCATTGTTTGAGACCTTTGGAAACAAAATCAAAGAGAAGATTCAATCTACTCCTGAGTGGAACAAAAAGATACTGCCTACACCAAAGCAAGCACCAAGTTCTGGTTTTGATGACATGGACAGTGACATCCCCTTTTAAAACGGAAGATTGTCAATGACGTTAACAGTATCATCACCTCGCGCAAGTGAGAGCAATCATTGGTACACCCGCGAGGGTGCTCCGCAATACACCGTTGAAGCCGCTAAGGGCGGTCAGCGCAATACAACCCTGCGTGACGCACGCAAGATGAACTTGGTACCCTCGGTCACGACGGTGCTCAATGTTGCCGCTAAACCCGCTCTGCTGGCTTGGATGCAACAACAAGTTCTTTATGCGGCGCTAACCCTTCCCCGCCGCCCAGACGAACCTGAAAAGGAATACATCGACCGAATCATCAACGATTCCAAAGAACAGGGTCGGTCTGCGGCGGATGCGGGAACTGCTATCCATGCATCGATTCAAGGACATTATGAAGATACACCTACAGGAAGACACCAAGAGAGTGTTACAGCCTGTGTCAAAGCAATCACTGAGCACTTCGGAGAAGCCGTTTGGATTTCCGAGCGTTCATTTGCACACGAGGCGGGTTTTGGAGGTAAGTGCGATCTATTTTGCGCTGGCACCCTTAACGCCGTCATTGACATCAAAACTAAAGAGTTCACCGACCCTGCAAAGGTCGACGCCTATGACGAACACCTTATGCAACTCTCGGCATATCGAGTTGGTTTAGGTATCCCCCATGCACGGTGTGCGAACGTATTTGTGTCCCGCAATGTTGAAGGTCTGGTCGTCGTCAAAGAATGGTCAGCCGAGGACTTGAGTCGCGGGTTCGATATGTTCATGCACCTGCTATCTTTCTGGCAACTTAAAAATCAACATCAATGAGGTATCAATGTTAAGTGAAGAAGAAATCAAACAAGTCTATTTTTACTGCGACGAAAAATTGCCCGACGCAATCTATGCAGACGACCTAGACATCATTCAGTTTGCCCATAAAATTGAAGCATATGTAACGCCTACGATTGCAATGAGGGAGCACCTAAGATGCGTACAGATCGTAAGCGATATGAACCGAGAGGTTGGGAAAGCACTGAGCAATCAGAAGCCGAAATTCTAAAAGCCTTGGAAGAGGCTTACGAACGAGGTTACGACGACGGGTTTGAAGAGGCCAAAGAAAGTTTCTTTCAAACCCAGTTGTTGCTTTACACCACTGGTGGTTCAGCATAAAAAAAGCCCCCGTCTTAGGGGGGCTAAAAGGAGAGTGGCAACTGCTCCTCAAATGACAATCATTGCGGCTCTTTTTCTGTCAGAGCCTTGTAGCCTTCGTAGGCTCCCATTAAACCTGTACCGATTGCACCAGCACCTTTGATGCGTGCGGTTCTAGGGCCAATCACTGGCACGGTAGCCGCCGCACCAAAACCAGTTTGAGCACCCGCACCAGCCACTTTCTGGATAGCCGCAAGCAACTCAGGACTGCGCTCACCAGCTTGATATCTTTTGAGTAATTCTTCAATTGGCATATTGGCTAGTTCATTGATACCCCTAGCGGCTTGTAGACCACCAATTGCACCAATGCCTGCGCGGGTTGCTATGCCTGCTTTGCCAGACTTTACACCCGTAACTTCAAGGGGGCGCGTCACCATGCCCGGCGCTGTCTTTGCCAATTTACGACCAGAAGCTACATCTGCTTGAGCGGCGGCGTATCGATCAGCGGCTGTCTCTGCGGCAGTCTGTGCGCGTGTAACACCAGACGCTTTAGCTTTTTGCGCTTGTTCAAATGCCTTTTGTGCTTGAGTGTTTTGTTGAGCCGCAAGAGCCTTTTCATTTTTTAGCCGTTGCATCTCTTCTTGCTGGGCTAATCTTTCCTGCGCGGCTTTGTCGTCAGCCATGCGTTGCTCAAGTTCTGCCTGCTGTTGACGTTCACCAGCAAGGTCAGGGCTAACCATCACACCGCTAGGTGTTGAACCGCTGATACCTTCAGTCAATGCAAAAGCCTTGTTAGGGTCAACAAGACCCTGCTGACCAAGGGCTTGCAAAACTTGCTGTTGGTTAGCCGCATTTCGAGCAATTTGAGAGGTGCGCTCGTTGTAGGTTGTTTGGCGTGCGCGTCCTGTCACATCATCTACAGTCGTGCCTTGAATGGCACGGGTATGCTGATCTGCCGATGGTTGGTTAGGATCGGTAATGATAGAAGGGGTCTCAGGAGCCGCAGAAACGCCTTGTGGGACGTTTGGAGTGGCTGGTGCTATGGTAGGTGGCATCTTTGCCTTCTGAGCGTTTACAGCCTTCTGTAAGTCCTCTTCGGCATACTTTAAAAAGAACTGCGTCCGCTTGTACTCAGCTTCTAGCGCGTCAAGGTCTGTGCCACCAGCAATTGGTGTTGTGCTACTCATGCGCTGTTGCAGTCGTTGCTCGGCAATGTCTGCGCGAACCTTGGCTTTTTTTGCCGCATCCTGAAGCGAACTAAGGTCTGGAGCCTTAGCGGGCATTTGCGGATCAAAAGGAATCTGACCTAATGCAGAAAAACCAGCACCCGCAAGCGCACCAGTAGCTGGGTCAATAGTTTCTTTTGGTTCTGGCTTGGGCGGTTCATCAGTTGTTCCAGCGTCTAGGCGATCTTGTTTGATGCGCTCTGCCTCGGTCATTGGTTTGACTGTAGGAATCTCTTCTGGGTCTTTGTAGAAGCCTGTAGTGGTTTTATGAGCACCCCTGATTGCATCCTCATAATTCTCGTCTTCTGCATACGATCCCTTAATGCCTGAGCGTAGACCTTCTGCGTACTTGGAAATGTCTGTGCCTGCATTCAATGCATTGGGGTATAGGCGGCGCATCATGTGCGCGTAGTAGTCACCAAAAGCCTCTGGGCTTTCAAAGTTGATGTACTTGTCTCTTGACCCAGTTCTGTTGTCAGTGGCTGGTGTTCCAGCGCCAGACATATCTTTGATGTTGCCAAAGTTGAAATGTCCCACAGCTTTGCGACCGTAGTCAGTTTCCATTCCCCACTGCGCTAAAAGAACAGAGGGAGCAATGCCTGTTTTCTGGCTCACCTGTATGGCAATAGGAGCGTACTCCTCAGCAAACATCTTTACATGGTCATTTGCCATATCACTCCCCTTCGCGTTTCTTGCGAATCACTTGAGTTTGTGGGTCTCGGATGTAGCCGGGCGGCACCGACGAATCCGTAGATGGCAACGGCGTAGCTGGTGGTCTTGCATTAGGATTGGTTGGAGCCACCGCTGGCTTGGGCTTCTTTTTGAGCAAGTCCGCATTAGCCTCGCGAATGTTCTTGAGGGTGTCAGCGTAGTCAGCCTTGAGCGCTTTGTATTCAGCAGAGTGCATATACTCGTCGTAAGACTTACCAGTCCTGCGGTACTCAAGCCACTGACCGTATGCTTTGTCGTCAAACTTAGAGCGCTCAATGAGCAACTCAGACTTAAGTCGAATGACAACATCGCTGTCGGTTGGCATAGCGCCAAGTTCTGCGGCAAGTTGGCTTTCTTTCTCTGTGATCTGTCCCTGACCCTGCATGGTCTTGCGGAACTGAATGTTAAGTTGTGCGGCAGACTGAGCAAACATTTGCAAGGTATCGATCTGATCGTCTGTAAGACCTTGTTGCTTGAGAATGTTGACTGGCAAATTGATAGAACCGCTTGGAGTTTGAATGCCAGCACCCAATGCCTTCATAACCACATCTTTGGTCTTACCAGTGTTTAGCAGGCGGAACACCTCTGGGTTGTTCTTTGCATACGAAATCATGTCAGCGGCTGTTTGCTGATTGTCAAAAGCAACAGATGCACGATTTTTCAAATCGGTTGCAGATTTTTCTGAAGACTCAGCGCGAGTTTTTTCGGTTTGCGTTAAGCGCTCTCTTTCCTGCGCTGATTCAAGTTCTGTTTTTGGTCTCTCGTACTCTGTTTTGCCCAGAGCATTCTTTTTGCCTGTTGGGGCAATCATGCCGTTTTCAGCCATAAAGCGAATTAGGATTTGCTCGTTACCAGTAGTGGCGGCTTGGCGTGCGGCATCAAAGAAACCGTCAGCCACCTCAGTGCGAACCTTAACCTTCTTGTCGCTGTAAGGAATAGTAACCTCAGTGAATCCAGCGTCAGCCGCTTTCTTGGCTTCGACTTCAGCCTTCTGAAGGTTGAACAAAAACTTTTCTGTGTCTGGGTCACCAATCTGTTGAGCCGCGACAAGTTCTCTGCGACCAATAGGTGCAAAGCCTGTGACCGTGGTCGGGAGACCGGGGCGACTTGGGGGCATACCACCACCCATTGGAGGAGCGCCAGCACCACCAGCAGGAACCGCTAATCCACCTAAAGGAGCGCCGCCAGTAGGTGCCTGTGATGGCATAGGAGCACCGCCACCCAAGTTTTGGAGCATTGCAGAACCAGCCAGCTTTTGACGCAACTGCTGTTGCTTCATCATCAAGTCAAGGTTTTGTGTGTCAACACCTTGTTCACGCGCCATTTCATCTGTTGTGGCTTTTTGGAATGCTCCCATGCCCTGACCAAGAGACTCAACAAATTGACCAGTCTTTGTAGGTTGAGCCAAACCAACGCCTAACGCCATAAAACGTGGATCATAGGGAAGGGTTGTGCGTTTGGCTAAAGACTCTTGCATTTTTTGAATCTGCTGATCCAACTGCATACGACCCTTATTTAAGTTCGTAATTTCTTTGTTGACATCAAACGGTTCATCTTGAGCAGTTATTTGTTCAGCGGCAATGCGATCTGCATCAGCAGATTGATCTGTTTTTTGCGCAGGCTTACCCTGTGGCAAAGCGGCTGGTTTAGCCTGTGGTGGCTGGGAGACTTGACCCAAGCCGCCCTGTGGTTGTTGTGCAATCATTCTTTACCCCACCAAATAACCGTGTTCGTCGTAATAATTACCCTGACCATCGTGGTATGCGGCATTGTTTGGCATAACGTCTTGCAGACCGCCACCCTCAGCCATCATTACGGCACCACCGCCTGCCTTTTGAGGTACGCCAACAGTGGTTGCTGTCTTTGCGGCGGCAGTAGGGTCGCCCGAATACAGAGAATACAGGATAGAACCCAAAGAACCAATTTGAGCCAATGGGCTGATGCCAAACTGACCTTGTTGACCGGGCGCGGTGCTTTGCTTGATTGACCCGCCGGGGATGTTCTGACCCTGCAACAACTTGGCATAGTTCTGAGCCTGAATCATTGGATAATCCAATGCGGCTTGACCTAACTTTTGCTCGTTGGCACCCATGTTGAACAGCGTAGTCAATCCACCCGTTCCTGTCTGATACTGCTCTTGTCCTAACTGAGTCAAACCCTGACCAGCTTGCAATTGGCGCTGTAAATCGTTCTGAGCGGCTTTTGTAGCTGTGTCGTAACCACCGCTGAGGGCTTGGTACTGTCTTCCCAATAAATCGCTCTGAATGTCTCTAAGCGTGTTTCCAGTGACTTGCTGTTGGCGACGTGAGCCAAACTGTCCAGTACCAGCCGCCGCCGCACCCAATGCTGGAAGCACGTTTTCTTGCACGTTGCGTTGTGTCAGGCGACCCATTTCATCGACCACATAGTCTTGATAGGGGTTCATGTACCCGCCGACAATCTCAGGAGCGGCTGTACCGCCTGCACCCGTGAGCATCTGGCTGGCTTGACCTAATGTGCCAGTACCTGAAAAAGCCAGATTGGGAGCCATCTGGAGGGCTTGCTGTTGCAATGGGCTAAAGCCTGCCACACCGCCCTGTTGGACGGCGCTTTGACCTAAGTTAGCAATGTCTTGTAGGTAGTCAGTGTAAAACTGGGGGGCGGTGTCTTGCGACTGCGTTGTTGTTGTTACGTCAGGCAGTGCCGCGCCTTGGAATAGATCAGCCATTCATAGACTCCTTCAGATAGTTCAAAGGTGATTTAGCCTTTGGTGGTATTTTACCGAGAGGTGCGCTTCTTTTGTGAGCACGAATGTTTTCTCGGAATTTATCAAGAACTTTTGCGCCAGCTTTGTTTGAGCCGTTACCTAACATGGAAACCAATTCGGCATCCATAACGTACTCACCGTCAGCTAACCACGCTGGAATGTCGTCAGACTGTCCGTCGCCAGCACCGTTAACGGCAGAACCTTTGCGGAAGTCCACACGGTTGTTCACCACTGGATTGGTGTGGTGGCTGTGAACGGTGTGAGCCTGTGACAGACCACCCTTTTTCATACCTTGACCCAAACCAAGATTGTCAGCAGGGTTCATTACGCGACCAAACGTGTAGTGCGTTGTACCGCCACCCGCCATTGCTGGTTCTTCTTCGGCTTCGTATGCGTCCTCGACAGCAGTTTCCTCTTCAGGAACTGCTTCCTCATAGTCACCGTCTTCTAGCAAGTAGCCATATTCATCAACAAGGTTTCCAGACTGATCTAATAGGTTGCCCTCTTCATCCCTGTAATTGTTCATGTCAGGCTCTCTGAGCCAGCCAGAGATACCAAGGTCTGAATACAGACGGTCATCAGGAGTCTCATCGCCGTAGCCTTCTGCATAGTCAGAATAAGAAACAATTGGGCTACCAGTACCTGTGCGACCACCCACCATGCCTGCACCAAAGTCTGTAGTGCGTGGGTCAAACGAAGTTAACTCAGAGATGTCAACGGGTTGGCTTGGACTAGCAGACTCACTGCTTTCGGCTTGATCCATCAAAGATGCAATCAGAGCACCTACGGCTCCGCCAGCCAGACCGGGGTTATCGCGAACGGCATTTAACAATGAATCCAAAATGCCAGTTTGGTCTGGCTGGTTTTGATTAACCGCCGCATCAGCCGCCGCTGTTGCAAAACTTGGCTTGTTTCCACCACCAGAAGAGGTAATTGATCCTACTGGAGCAGTAACTGGGTTTCCTTCAGAGTCGGTGCGAAGCAATTCAGTATTGGTTTCGCCGTCAACGGTTACATATTGATCACCATCCCAACGACTATATGTTCCATCGCCATTGTCATTCCATCCGCCTGTGCTTGAAGTAGATGAGATATTTGCTGGGTCAACAGTATTGCCCTCAGAGTCAAAGGAATTTCCCTCTGTATCAGTTACATAAACAATGTTGCTGTCGGCATCAATTGTCATTGTGCTACCGTCATCATCAACATAGGTAGCCGTGCCGTCACCGTTGTCAACGAAACCAGCAGGCCAACCCTCTGGGGATGGCAATGACGCTGAACTCAAATAAGTATTTCTTGCCATGCTTCCAGCATATGGTGATGTATCACCAGCAAACATTGTTGGGTCGTCAAACTCACCATAGTTGTAGCCGACGTTCTGAAAATCTTGAACTTCTTCGCCAGTGTCAGAGTAACCAAAATCTTCGCCGTAACCAAGACCTGTATAGCCACCATCGTCAAAATGACGCTTACGACGAATTGAACCACCCTTGGCATCTTCTTCGTAATTTGTACCGTCATCGACGTATTCATCGTCAGCAACGTATGTGTCTTCACCTGATCCGTCATCACCTAATGTGTAATCTTCGCCAGATGCGTCAAAACCTTCTTGAGACCATTCACCATCAGCACCTTGATTCCAAGTAAGACCTGTTTCTGGATCAGTCCAAGAAGTTGTATCTTCAGCAGAAGCATCAAACCCCTCTTGAGACCACTCACCGTCTGCACCCTGATTCCAAGTTAATCCTGTCTCAGGGTCAGTCCAAGAGGTTACGTCTTCAGTGCTAACGCCCTCTTGTGACCAACTACCATCTTCACCCATATTCCAAGTTAAACCTGTTTCTGGGTCTGTCCAAGTTGTTTCATCAGCAGTTGTAGTAGCACCTGAAGCAGAGGCATCAACGTATTCTCCGTCTGCACCAACGGTGTACATCAAGTTTCCATCAGCGCCGTAGATGTTTCCACTTGCATCAGCAAAGTAACCTTCGCCAAGGTCTGTCATTCCAGAGGTGTCTTCACCAGTAACCGTTGTGTCTCCAGCACCACCAGTAAGGCTTCTGGTCAAACCAGTGGTGGTATCTACGCCAGTAGTTGTGTCAGTTGTAGTGTCGGTTGTGGTATCTGTAACCGCCTCCATGCCAATGATGTTTCCATCCTTGTCATAGGTGTTAATCATTCCATTTTCGGTAACTGAGTAAGAACCATCTTCATTTGTTACAGCGCCTTCAGGAACAACATTGCCCTCTGTCTCTGTTCTAACGCGATCTAACTCGGCTTGAATTTGATCTTCAGTCAATGCGCCAGTTGCGCCTGCTGTAGAGCCTTTAGGAACAACAGGAGGTTTAGTGCCTGCTGGTGGCTTCAAAGTAGGAGCGCCCCCGCCGGGCTTTATCCCAACGCCACCCTTTGTCGGAATGCCTGCTGGCTTAACAATAGATGTAATTGGAGGCTTAGGCGTTCCGGGGATAACTGGTTGTTTGCCAATTGGTGGCTTAGGTGTGCCGGGAATCACTGGCGGCTTTACAACGGGTGTTTTAGGCGTCGTTAATTTGTTAACTGCCTTGTTAACTAGCGCGGCAGTTCCTGCGGCAACAGCCGCTTTTTTCAACGTACTTGTTAAACTGCTTGATGGCTTTGTTGCTGGCTTAGTTGGAGTAACGGCAGGTTTTTTTGCTGTTGTTACTGGTTTTGTTGCTGTAGTTTTAGCCGCAACAGGTGCCTTTGTCGTAGTAGTCTTGGCGGCAACTGGAGTCTTGGTTGTTGTTTTAGCCGCAACAGGAGGTTTTGCCGCAGGCGTAGTAGTCTTTGCCGCTACAGCAGGTTTTTTAATTGCAGAAGTAATGGCAGGTTTGGGACTAGCTTGAGGCGCTCTTGTTGTACCTGTTTGTACACGCGCCGCTGGAGCACCAGTAGTTGTTCCACGGGAAATAGGAGTCGCTACGCCTTCAGATACGGGTGCGCGACTAGCAATTGTTTCACGGGGAGCGCGAGAAACAGAGGTTAAATTGCCAAAATCATCTTGACCGCCGCGAACACCCATGCCACCGCGACCGCCTCGGTCACCGCGACCATCACCAAAATCTAACTCAGTAGGTCTGAATCTTTTGTTGGGGGCGTTACGCATCACCGAACTAATTGTTCGGACGGGCGTTCTTAATTCCAAAGGGTTGCGTACTGTTCTTGCCATAATTTACCCCATTTTCTTCGTATTCAGACCTGCTGGCAACTGTGCCTTTTTTACAGGTATTAAGGTTTTAACATCCACCCTTTGTGGTGGTTTTTTAATTGCTGTCAAGTTTGCCACATTAACTCGTGCTGGCGGTTTAGATGCCTTCATCTGAGACATCTGTTGTGCCGATATGGTTTTCTTGGCTGTATTCAATGCACCAAGTGCCGCAGGTTTTACAGCCGCTGTTCTTGTTGTTGGCTTAGTTGTTCTTAAAGCACCAGTCAAATTGGCTCTTGTTTTGTTAACTTTGGTAACGGGCTTGGTTAAAGACGTTGCTTTGTTCAACAATCCAGTTGCTGTAGATACCGCACCCAAACCAGTTCCAACTGTTGATGCCAAATCAGTTAATGTTTCATTGCCTGTTGTACTTGCAAGCAAGTTCAAACCACCAACCGTTTTGTCAGCATCAGTGCCAGTAGTCAATGTAGATACATTGTTTACAGTGTTAGAACCCGTATTGGCAAGAATGGTTGAACCAGCCAACAACACGGCATTCATTAGGGTTGCATCGTTGACATTACCGTTAGTGACTAATTGAGTTACAACTGGAGTCAAAACAGAATTTAACAATTTTGCATCCGCTGTGGAAAGTCCCATCTCGCCAGTAACAGAAGAAAGACCTGTTCCAACGGCAGAATTAAGCAACTGAGTGCCAATAGCAGTACCGACATCTGTACCAGTCGCCAAAGCCGTTATAGCCGCTGTGCCTGCTTTAGTAAGTGCGCTTGATACGGCAGGCGATAAGTCTGAAGGCAAAGCCGTAGAGATCATTGGAGCGACCCCAGCAGAGATTGCACCAGTAATAGAACCCTTTAAGAATCCGTCGCCAAAATCACCACCAGAGGCTTCAGCCATGATGCCGCTTGTCACGCCGTTGATGATGGACTTAGAAACAACCTGAGACACTATCTCACTCATACCAGCTTCAACAAGAGTGCTGGTAAGCATGGAGCCAACGCCCGGCAACAAGAAGTTGGACGCAATCATAATGATTGGCATGATCGTATCTGCATCGCTGGTTGTAAAACCATTTGCAGAAACTACCGACTTGCCAGTCTTAGGATCAAACTTTAAGTCATAACTAGTACCACCACCACCCGTGTAGGTAGAACCAATGGTGTATGCAATAGGATTGTCTACAGCATCTTGCGCTGTCAACAGCTTGCCATTGGCAAACAAACCTTTGCCCGTGACTAAGTCATCAATTGTTCTTTGGATTTGTGTGCCGTTATCACCACCTAAATAAATTTCCTCAGTTTTAATCTTGGCAACTTGATCAGGAGTTAATTCTTTGCGAGTAGATGTTTCGCCATCAGCACTTGGAATAAGTGCGTAGTATTGGTTTGTCTCAGGGTCAAGTTGAACACTAACACCGCTACTTGTAATGTCTTGGGTTTTTAACTGACTTAAATCAGTTACGCCAGATTGAATAAATTGACGCGCCATATCAAGCAGAACTTGTTCTGATGCTGTGGCTGTCCTGCCTAATAAATTGTTTGCTTCGGTTGCGGCAAAACCAATGTTCTCACCTTTAGTTTGAAATGCACCACCAGTCATGGAGCCTGCGTTTTGTGCAATCTGTTGAGCCAGCGTTAATAACTGAGCACCGTCAAACTGATTACCTTGATAGTCAGTAAGCGTGGGCAGTGCAACGGCAGTAGTTGTGTCAGTTGTTTTAGTTGTACCAGTTGCTGTACCTGTAGTTGTATCAGCAACAGTTGTTTTGGCGGCTGGCAAACTACTGTATGCGGCATTAACTTGATCTGCGGTTATGCCTAATGTGGAGGCAAGCGCGGCTACATCTGATCTTTTAGCATTAGGATCATTAGCAAGCAGATTTGTTAGAGCGTCATTGACTTCAGTTTGAGTGTATGTTTTTGGAGTATTAACAACAGCAGTAGACGTTGTGTCAACAGTCTTAGTAACGGGTCGACCATCTTTATCGATGATGGTGCCGCCGCGCGTTCTAAACGTACCATCGCCTAAATCAACAGGCGCGTTTGTTTCTACAATCCTTGTTGGTGGAGGTTCTGGTGGCTCATAAACTGGCGGCTCTGGCGGAGGAGGAGGCTCTGGTCTAGGAGGTGGCTCATCAGGACGTGGAGGTTCGTAAACACGCTCATCTGGAGGCTCGTAAACACGTTCATCTGGAGGTGGTGGTGGAGTAGGTTCCTCAGCAACAGAAACAGCACTTAAACCACCAGTAGGTGGAGGTTCATAAGCAGGGGGAGCAACATCAGCTTGCTGAAAATAACTGACAACAGCATTGGAATCATAGCCAGTAGCGCGAGACAAGTCGTCAACAGAAACACCATACTGCGCCGCTGTCTCAGCAATCAGTGCTGGGTTACCAATGTTGGCTTCAACAAAGGCTCTAATGTCGGCATCAGAAACGGCAGGAGCGGAATCCTCATAAGCCGTGTAGTAGTCGTCGTCGTTATCGTTACGCATTTTGTTCAGTCTTCTGGTTAACAGCGCCGACTAGAGCCGCCGCCCAGTCTTGCCAGTTGTCGTAGATGTACGGGCCGGGGATGCCCTCGTTCGTAAACACATCAATAGCTTTTAGACTTGCCGCCCACTCTTTCCAATGTTCTTCACCAGAAGGAATAGACAACTGTTGACCCGCATACGCTTCCACCATAAGAGAAGCCCAAGAATTCCAATCTTGAAATCGAGGGTCGTAAACAACAGCCAGCGCCATGTTAACCCCCGTATGGACGAACGTCGCCCAAGTTGGCACTGAGCAGAACTCGACCCATTTGGTAGTTTCCGCCTTGCACGTTGCTTGTGAATCTCAATCGTATCTCTCGACGCTGTTCACGCATATCAATTTTTCCAGTGTCTGGATCAAAATAATATGGATCAGAAATTACATCTGCTTTTTGCGCAAACGGTCTACCAATGATTTGCAACGACATCTGCTCTGATTGAACAAAGTCAGGTTCAACACGCTCTAAGTGCAACCAGAAGTTTTCACCCGCACCGCCTTGCAGTGGTTGTGGTGACTGGGACGGGCCGCCCCCCACCCAACCCAAGTCAGATGTTTCAAAATAACTTTCAATGGCATTTACAGTTTGATCATTTACCTCATCAGTACCAATCTCGTGTTGCCACAAAGTTATTCGATTTGCCGTCGTATTAAAAGTTGCACTAACAGCAGTACCAGTTGCCGTGGCAACATTGCTAAGTGTGACAGTAAAGTATCCAGCCGTTGCACTTGGAGCAATTGCAGTCACTATGCTGTTGTCTGGAATACCTGTTGCAATCACCAGTTGATTTAGTGCAATCAAATTGTTTACTGGCACTTCAATATTTGCACTTGTATTTGTTGTGTCAATTGTTGTAGCAAAAACTTCTTCTTGCACTGTCAAATCTACGCCAGCATTGATAGGGTACTTGAACACTTGAGAAAAGTAACCAGCCGTGCGACGAGAACCCAATGCCTGACCGCCGTCATACCAACAGTTTTCGCGGATGTTGTAAATCACGCAATCGTTACATTCTTCTGAGTCACCAGAAGGGAAGAACCACCAAACTTCACCAAAACGAGGAACCTTTGTAGCCCAAACTTTTTGACGTTGGTCATAATTTAGGTTGTCAAAGAAGTAGTTTTGGTTCATGGAGTTTGGAATTTCCTTGACTACACCGTTGTAGAGCAAGAATCTATCAACACCAATCCAATAATAGATACCGTCGTACTCAATGACGCACTGAGAAGACAAGATAGAAGATTGGCTAGAGATCACGTCATAGCGCCAATAAAACGTCGATGTTGTTCCGCCAGTGCTAATTGTTGTTGGAGTGTAAGAAACGCGAATCAATGAATCAAGCGCCCAAAACAAACCAGATGGGGCATTAGAACCACCACGAACAGGTAAACCCTTGACAATCTTTGTAGAGGCTACATTGACCTCGTTTGCATCTGCACCGTTCCAATCATATGGATTACCAGCCACTGAATTTTTAATCAGACCGTTGTCTCCATACACAAAAACATATGGGTGCAAAACAACCACGCCACCAGATACTTCAATAATGTCACCTGTTGGCGATGTTCCAGTAGTATCAGTCAGGGGAGACATGGAGGTGCCAGAAATGTTCCCTGCTAAAACTGGCGTGTTTACGGTTTGATCAATTTCCGCTAAGTTCAGACCGGGGTGCGCAAGCAACAACTGGTTTCCAGAACCTTGAGAATCAAAGGTCGAATCAAATTGCCAAAGGTTTAGATTACTGGCTGTGAATCCGTCATCAATTGTTGCAACCTTAATTGAAAACCCACTACCAGTTCCACCAATGCTTGCGGCTGTTGCGCTTAATGTGTTACCAACAACGTAACCGTTTCCAGCCGTCGTAATTGTTACAGTGGTCACAGAGCCACCAGACACAACAATTGTAGCTTTTGCCCCTGATCCAGAGCCTCCTGTGAGGGTTACGTTGGTATATGTGCCGTTGGTGTACAAGGTTCCACCAACAAGCGTGTTGAGTGTTAAAACCAAACCAGTAAAGGTGAATTCACTAACACCAGCACCAATACCATTGTTGTCAATGTTGACGACTTCCAAACCATTGTTATAGCCGTTAAATACTTGATTGATACCGTCAGTAGAGTTGACGTAGATACCGCGAGAGTAACCAAAAGCGTCATTTGTAATGGCGCGATAACCGCCAATCTTGCGAGGACGACCACGTTGAAACCTTACCCAACGACCGTCGGAGTAAAAGTTTTTGTCGAAATATGTACCATCCCGCTGGACACCGGGTTGCGTATCAATCGAAAAAACTTTTTTGGTCATGTAAATGTTCCGCCAGTAATACCAGTAGTAAATGTTCCAGTCGTACCAGATACAGCACCAGAAAACACCCCAGCAACACCAGAGACATTTCCAACAATTGCCAAACCTGTTGCTGACAATGTTGATCTCAACACACCAAGAATTGAAGTGTTGAACTCACCAGAAGCGGCGCGATACACACCAGTGCTTGCCTCTGAAGAAAAATACAAAGCAGGAGCACCAACAGTTCCGTTGACCAAACCAATTGAAGATGAACCAGCCAATACCGTGTTGGCATTAACTAAGTTTGTAGAATCGCAAATCAATGTTGCCTGTTGATTTGACGCAATCGTTGCAGTAGAGCCTCCAGTATTGGTTGTGATGGTAATCGTATAGTTACCCACCCCACCGACCGTAGCATTCTGAATGTAGTACACCTGCACTGTTGGAGGAACAATGATGTTTACGTTTCCAGTCAGCGTTCCAGTGTACTTTTGGATCACATTGGAGGCTTCGGCTGAAGTCAATGTGTAGTTACCAGTTACTACTGCTTTGGTCAATTGAGTAAACGCAAATTGCGTAGACTTACCCAAACCTACCGTGTAGAACGTAGAACCACTGCAAACAATAATGCAAGAGTCGCTTGGTTGAAGAATGATTGTTGCAGAACCGTTGATGGTATTTCCACCAGAACCTGCAACCGTCAAAGCACCAGTTCCGCTATTACGCAAGAACATAAACCAGTTGTCGCCCAATGTTGCGGCGGCTGTTAGGGTCAATGTTCCAGCACCACCAGTCCACACATAAGTGTTAGAACGATCAGTAGTAAGTGCTGTGTAGTTAGATGAAAACGTGGTAACAGGTTGGCTTTGGTTCAGTGTTTGACCAATAGCCAAAAGACCGTATCCAGCCAGCGTAGCGGCATCTGCACCAGAAGAACCAATACCGTAGGCAATGATGCCCCAAGTACCTGCTGTGGTTGGATTTGCGGTAATGTAGATGTACTGAGCCTCGCCAGCGGCTACAGTCACAATGGTATTCAAACCAGTGTAGTCTTTAACCAGCAAACTTACAGCGCCGACATTTCGGATCAATGCATCTTGACCTACTGACGCTTGATTAGCTGGGGGCATCCACAACTCGTTTGCGCTGGAGGCTGTAGACACCTCCATGATTCGAGCGGCGGCGTCGTCAGTTGTCGTGCCGTTGATAGGCCATTCCAACTGCAAGTCAGTCGTCAGCGTGATGCGGCGATACGATACGTCAGTTGGTTGGATGACGTTACCAGTAAAAGGGCTGTTGTAACTCATTATGAATCCACCGCTACGGCTTGACGATCAGCCAGTCTCAATTTATCCTCAGCCATCAAGGTGCGCATGATGAGGTCATAGTTTTGTTGCCACATAGCCATGCGCTCATCATTCTTGAGGAACGGCATCGCCTGCAACAAAGACCCATACAGCAACGCTTGGGGCGCGTAAATTGTGAACCAATTCGTCTGATTAGAAGAATCCAAAGGTTGAATGCGCTCGTAGTACAAAACTTCAAACGTGTAGGCTGAAGCAGGCGTAGGAGCCACCAACCAATGGGTATAGTCGTAGTCCGCAAAATAAGCGGGAATACCAGTATCGGTCGCGTTAGGCCAATACTCACGAAGGTACTCATACTTTCGTAACAGCACAGGCTGTCGTTGACCAGCCACTGTAATGTTGAACGAAACCGTCTTATGCCAACGAGCAGGCTTGTCAATTACCGCTTGGTTGGAAACCATTGTAGATTCCTGAACGGTTAAGTTACCAAGGAATTTGATCTGGCTGGCAATTGTTTGCTCTGCCAACATGATGAACAGAGGAATCTTTTCGAGGGTCGCCGTATCCGTCCGCTCTAAATAGGACTGGATGTTTTCGACCAAACTGTCATAGGTCATAACACTTGCGGTCGTCATGCGTTCACCTCGTGGATTTGTTGAGACATTTTAGTCTGCCTTTTAGCTTGTGACAAGGCTACTTACTAGCCACGCCTTTGGTCTTC